CAGCAAACTTTTTCGTCTTACCAGCAGCTAAACGCCTAACGTAATCAGATAAGGTTGCACATTCATGGATAATGAATGCAGTCCCTCCCAGCATTGCAAGTGATATATAGTCAGCGTCTTTTACTAAGCTTGACAGACCATTAATGATCCCTAGTAAAATTTGACTATCCATAACTTTCTTCTGTTTTACCTCTTGACAAAGTGTCAATTAGTGATTATAGTATTTATGTATACTATAACCTAAAATATAGTATAAGAACTATATGAATTTTGTCAAGGGGTTATAGTAAAAAAAATGTAGAAAAAGTGAAATAAGATGTCGATGCTTCTAGAAAAAGACCGTAGGAAATTAAAGTGGCGGAGGAATCCCATTCTCAACGAAGACACACCTGAACCTTATAAGATCCCTAACTGTAGGTGTCAGAAGGGTTTGTCAGAGTGTGAAGTAGAAGGACAGTGGGACAGAGGTCTGTACACAAAAGGTGACCTTGTAAATGACCTGAACATCTTCTTTAACTATCTGCCTGAAAGTGAAGTAAGCAGAATGGTTAACGTTATGCTCTGGTGTTTGTCTAACGGTTTAAAGAACAGAGGAGGTATCGACCTTAAAGACTTTGCAGTCATCACTGTTGAAGAGAAGACGTACAGCAGACCTTTGACACAAGTAACACGTGACTGCTTTGGTGTGACTAAGCGTGTGTCTCGTGCACCTAAGAAGAGGTACTTTGTCTTTAGAGAATACCCTCAGCTTAAGGCTGTGGTTGTGCCACGAACAACTGACTTCTTTCCCGGACATGAACGTACATGGTTTACATGGAAAGTGTCTGCAACTAACCATCCGTACTACTATGCAAGACACTGGCGTAGAGGTGCTTTGTATATGCAACAAGTCTTTGACAAGACCTTTGAATATACAGGGTATACAGACGAGTACATAGAGATGGCACAGAGTAACATCATAGAACCTTTTGGTACAGAACGTGAACACATGAACACGGTCTACCTTGGCTTTGAGACACCTCCTTATGTCAAGGCAGCTTACACAGATGAACTCATCAAGGTACCACTTAAGTATGTAGCAAGCAAGTACTTTACAAGTAACAAGGTCAAGTACGATTATATGTTTGGTAAGATAACCAAGGAAGAAGCAAGTAAGCATCTTTTAAGTCAACCAAGAAAGCTAGCTATAGATAAGAAAGACACATAGGTCGCACCTCCAAGGCTACGCCTTTACGGTGCTCTAAACGCAACAAGCCCCCGGCTACTATAGGCACTATGCAAAGCATGGATCCTATTTAGCACGGGGGCTTTTCTTTTGGTCAACTAATATCTTAGTGTTCAGATTTGATGGGGGCGCTCGGCCCTATTGACTACGAAGCGTAGCTTAGTTCTAATAAGTCGGAGAGAAGGTTACAGGTCATTAGATACTATTCTCCCATGTCCTAATCAACTCAAACTACCTAAGTAGTTCGCTCGCTTTGAGGCTCGCTCACAACCTAAAGAGAGCGTGTTCACATGAGAAGCAGATGTAGTGCTCAAGTACAAATACTCTGCATGTGAACTGAGACAGATCTCAGACAATTAATCATCCAATCAATCACAGCAGCTAGCCTGCGAATCACTCCGTGATTTCATATTCATATGAATATGATAATCAGTTTTTTTCAAAAGTCAAGGGGTTTGAGTGAAAAAAGTTTAAAAAAAGTTAAAAAACTTTAGTGAGCCAAGAGGTAGGGCCCGGGCCGGTAGCTAGTGACTACTCCTGACTACTGTTGGTTACGTATGCTGGAATATAGCTGGAGGTATGTACGCATGACTCCTAGACTTGTTCTGAACTATGAGTACTATACGTATATAGAAATGATTCTGATGAAGTCATTCAGCTCCCAAAAAGTTGCGAGCGAAGTCTGTGTCATCTGTACCCCCGTGCCTCCGCTGTGTCCCACGGGTAGGGTTTGACCCCCTCCCCCTTGTGAAAGAAAGTACAGTGTGACTCCTAAGGTTTGAAGTGTTACTCCTAGCAGTGTTGGTAACCTATAACCTAGCTTGTGGGTAGGATTAAAGACCCCAAACCTGCCAGCAATGGTAATCAATAGCACTAAATAGCTGCTAATGGTTATCAACAGCAACTAATAGTATCCAAACGTAACCAAAAGCTAACTAAAACAACTACTTATGGTTAGCATGGTCAAAAGGTTGAATAATTACACATGTTTACACATAAGTTCAACTTATTGTATTCATGCGTGCCAAACGTACCAATATTTGAACCATGATCTAAGTACCTGTAGTACTTATAGAACTATGCACAGCATGGCTCCATAAGCTCCACAAGCACCTGCCGGCGCACCTAGCAGGTACAAAAAGTTGAACTTATAGGATAACCAATAGTCAATAATTTCAACTACTTACGTTTTGGCACAAGGCTTGCTATATAAGAGGCATCGGAAGGGTACATCCCACACGATACGTTCTTTTAGAAAGTGTTGAAAAAGTGCTTGACAAGGCCACATAAGCCGCGTAGAGTCCATTTCAACGATGAATGTGTTCTTTCAAAAGCGAATAGCGTCTTTGTTGAGTACTTGCCTTTGTGTCTGGAAACCAGAAATAGGCGAACGTTAAACAGCGTTTAGCTGTTCTTTGCTTGCGAACGTTAAGGCGTTCTAAAGAGTAGTTGCCAGCCGGAAAAATGAGCAACGACGACACATACAAGAAAGGCAAAAGTACTTGACAAGCGCAATGACTTATGAGAGAACACTTTCAACGAAAGAGGGAAAACCTACTCCAATAGAGGTCGCCTTTAGCAAGCGGAGCTTGCAAAGGATAGTACCACGACCGCCACAAGGTCGTCGTGGGAACGAGAACATAGCAGCATGAAAACGTTTGCTTGCGGAGTCGGTTAAAGAACTTGAGAGACTTCGGATGAAGTCGAGAAGTGCGGATGCACTTCGAAAGGTATCAGCTTATGGTATCTTCCTGCACTAGCTGCACACAAGTACAAGGCGCAGCTATGGCAAGCCGAAAGGTGAGCTATGCATGGAGCTTGCAGGTTATGCGTGTTCTGCCGTAAAGCTAACTATAGTAGGCTTACACTCTTAGCAAAGTGTCTTAGATGCGTTGCTTGTGTAAGTAGTAGTTTAGCAGGTAGGGACGTACAGAAAAGCCGGGGCTTGCTTATATACTCCTATTATCCCTAGGTGCGACGTATAAGCAAGAGGACGGAACAAGCTAACTGGCGACCTTGTGCACTGTGCAAGGTAGGTTAGGGGCAAGTCCTACTTACAGCAAGCCTATAGTCTACCGATAAACCGTAAACGATGTTGCAGATTTACAACCTAGCAACGTGATAAGTCGGCTCAAAGGGTAGACTGAAAGTAACCTTAGAAAAGTTACAGCCGTAGAGTATTGGCGTTAAAAGGATGCGTTCCATCCTGCGTTGGAGACAGTACAACGGCTATAAATAATAGATAAAGGTGTTCCGTCTGTAAACAGTTTGACAGTTGCAGGGGAATGGGGTGCCTTGGGTGCGTTATACCCTTGCAACCAGTCAAGTTGTTTAAATCAGGAGTTGACTTATGCACGATAAACCACAAGGTTATAAGAGGCAGGCTAATGCTCTGAATATCTGTAGGAATCAGGGCATGAATAACCTTTACCAGACGGAAAAGGAAGACCTGCGTTATAGTCCGGTTTGGAACAAGCGCGGGGAATGTGTAGGCTATAGAAACCAGCATGGCCAGTTTCTGGACACTAAGACACTTCTATGGTCTGATTTTGCTGGTACTATCAAGCGTTATTCTGACTTAACACCAGCAGAACGGAAGGTATTCTTCCCTGTTCTCCCCGGTCTGGCAGATGTGCCTTTCCTGTATGCCGAATACGGACAAAACAAGTCCGTAACTGGCAAGCATGGCAAGCATATCAACATCCGTAAGGTACGTACAAGCGAACGCCCACGCGCTAAGTATCGTACTACTAACGTGGGCACTGGTGAAGTTATGGACAAGCAAGATGGATACTCTTGCGCCATCGTGACTCTGGATAAGCCTCAAAAGGTTCGGCGTCGTGTTAGTCGTCATGCTAAGGTCGTCGTGCATACGGAAGACGATTTTGACATGGCAAGCACTCGTTCGTCCCGTCGCTTTCGTTAAGGAGAACACTATGTACTACATTGTACCACCTCAAGTTTTCATATCACAACGGCTTATTGCCCATATGTTACACAAACATATGCCTAGTTCTATTCCTGTAAACCTGTGGGAAAAGCAACGGATACAAGAGGCGTATAAGGTGCGTCTTGCCTGTCGGCTCTTGTATAAGAACACAAGCACCTGTCAATATATTCGTGCCTCTGTATGGACTGGTGATAGTTGGGTATAACCGTTGATTTATATACAAGAGCCTAGACAACTAGGCTTTTGCAATAAGGCAATGGATTCCACACGACTATAAACCTTTAAAAATATGAGGTATTACTATGAACGCCGCTATTGCTACGCCTATTGCTCCCGTTACTGCTGAAATTGCTACTGCTCCCGCCAAGATTACGGACTGGACAGAGGCAGACTTCCGCGCTCAAGTCAACGTCTTTGTGCATTCCCAAAAGGAATTCGTTAACGGTGTCACTCGTTGCACGCTGTACGCTGTACGCGCTGCCATGATGAACAGCAACAACCAGCCGCTGAACTACATTCTCGGCAACCTGTCGGAAAAGCTCCGCCCGGCGTGGACTTCTTGGCTGTTTTACTTCGCGCCCTTCGCCTTGTCCGGTGGAAAGGATGCCAGTACCATCACGCTGGACGATGGGACGATCGTCGACCTCAAGTCGTCCATCAAGCTGGTCGCTAAGCGTTGCGACGAGTTGTGCGACGCTGCCGAGATTGATAAGCTGGCCCGGGACAAGGGCGGAAATGTCAATGACCCGGCGGGCATGATGCGCTTGTGCGACTACGTTATTGGCTCCCTTCGCTCGGCTCCGCGTTTCGATACGTGGAAGAAGGATAAGACCGCTGGCCGTGGTGACAAGCCTTTGACTGAAGAAGAAGTCATGGCGAAGTACACCAGCATCACCAATAAGCTGAACAAGCTGATTGAGCAGGCGAAGGCGTCCGGTGTGCACGATGTGCGCAAGTTCCCCGGTATCGAAACTCCGCATGGTCTGGAATACTACATTCAGATGCTGGAGAATGCGGACGAAAACGACATGAGCGACGATGTACTTGCTAAGGTGCGTCTGCTCAAGGGGGAAAGCCTTCCCTTCGCGTCCCTGATTAAGCTCATGTCGAACTGTGATAGGTCTAACCTTACCCCTGAACAGGAACTGTTCTATGAAGAAGTGCTCAAGAGTGCCGTTGTCCACGGCATTGAGCTTTAAACCTCTCGCATTCACAGCACATTAAAGCTCCGGTAGGCTAGGACTTATCGGAGCTTTTTTGTGTCCTATGTACAACAAGGGAGCTCAATCATGCCTGACATAAGGCTGTTTCTATCTAGGCGTTATCTTCGCCTTGCCGATAACCTGTCAGAGTCCTTTCTGTTGTCACCAGCTGTTTATACAGACTGGAAAACTCAACGACTGATTGAACTCATGGAACAAATCAACACCTGTATCATATACAGACTTTTCTAAACAAACATTTGAGAAACAGGCTGTGCATCAGCTTGTTTCAATTGATGTTTGTTACACCTAACCACAGGAGATATGCCTATGATTAACGCTAATTATAGGGTAGCCGTTTATGGTAGTCGCCTGTATAAAAAGACAGGCCGCTATATAGGGGAATTGTGTGCCTTCAAGACGTTCTACTTTAAAAAGGACATAGTCAAATGGGCACGAGAACAAATCAACAGGCCAGATATTCATCCGACTAGTGTCAAGTTCTACTTTAAGAAGGATAATGTCTGGATACTTAAACTTAAAGTGCGAGTCAAGATTCCCAAGGGAAAGAACAGAATGCGCACGCTTATATGGGAAGGTCGTGATGTTTGAAGTACTCGTCATTATGGTATCGTCGTTTGGCCTCGGCTGTTGTTCCATGTACCTGTTCCGCAGGCACTTGGATAGACGGAATGCCTTTCGTTCTTACTATGCACAGGGTCTGTTCCTCGTGCGAAACTGGGGGAGACAGTCATGAGATGGTACACTAATCAAATGTTCTGGATGTTCTTCTTTATCTGCTTGTGTGTACTTCTGTTGAGCGGATGCGCAGGCAATCAGTCGTGGGGAGAGTCCCTTATGAACATGGTATCCACAGAGCTGACCACATACATGTCCAATCCTAGCATCTTCCATGCGATAGGACTGTAAACGATGCTTGACCATATGGTTAGCAAGTTGGCTACGGACTGCATGGCACAGCGTGCAAGGAAGTTCTTTTATAAGGACTGGTATGCACATAACTATAGCTGCTGCTATGATTACATCATTCAACTAAGTAATGCTATGTCACAACATCCATACATCAAAGGTAGGTCTGTATGTTTAAGCATTTTAAGAAGTCTGTTTTCGCTGGCGTTCTTTGTGGTACGGTATTGCTTTCTGTCATGCCGTCTCTGGGTCTTGCGGAAACTGTTAGGAACTTCCATGATCCCGAAGGAAGACTCTTTCAAGAATACCAATATGTTCCCGTGGCACTGATGGTCAGAGCCAAGATGCTGCTTGACAAGGGCCACTTCATGGACACTGAAATGTACGCAATCATGAAGGATGGCTATGGCCTTGAAGCGGCAGACGCGTACCGTTTTGCGTGGATTCTTGCTGACCTTCTCAAGCACATGGATGTGATGAAGGAATGCATTGACCGGAACACTCTCAACTAAGGGGGTATGATGTTTACGCTGGAAGAATTCGGTGAGCTCAGACATCTGTGGTTGAAGTACAGCCTTGAACTCAAACGTTGCCATACCTACGTAAAGAAGGATGGCAAAATGGTGCCTACTGGTATCGACAGCGAGCGCATGAAGCGATACTACAAAAGGATAGTTGCAGTTGATCGTGCACTCAAGTGCCTCATTGCAAAATATCCTGCTGCAGTCTTCTACGCTTTTGTGTGTCCTACTGTCTGCCTTCACTACAGTGATGCCCTTACTCGACATGACAATGCCTAAATAAATCAGGCGTCATACATAAGGAGATATAATACATGACTGCTGACGAAACTCTCATCCTCAAGACGATGCTTGCACTCGCTGCAAACGTGACCAAAATCTCCCCGGAAAAGTTGGAAGACTACATCAACGTCATCTCCTTTATCACTGACAAAGACAAGGCCGATGACGATGTCAGTGGCAATGCTGCTGTGGTCAGCGACATTGACATTCTTATGCGGGCTCTCGCTCTGCTCCGGGCATATCGGGATGAGTCCCTTGAACATCTGGCCGTGTTTGAAAAGCATCCTTTCTTGAGGAAGGTTACTCCTGCCATCGGTGTGATGGAAGACTGCTTGGAGTACTTCTCCAACAAGGAGTAAGTACGATGTACCCATCAGAACAGGCATGTCAAGCCTTCAACCTTTTACGTGAAGTACAGGACATCAAGGAAGACCTTCGACAGAAAAGACAGCACATGGACGAGCGAGTGTATGCCAAGTCGATTGCATCTTTGGATGACATGATAATTTGCTGCTCTCGCATCATTGATAAACACCTAAACATAACATGGCAGGATATCCTGCGTGTGCGTAAGGAGGTAAGAGATGCTTTCTCTTTTCGAATTCAGTGAGCTTAGGGCCTTGTGGCTCTTGTTCACACAAGACATTGAGTCTTGCTATCGTTACGTAGAACAGGACGGCAAAAGATGCATGATGAACATCGACCCCATGCGCACGAAACGGTGTCACAACAGGGCAATTGCTGTTGAGCGTGCGCTTAAGTGTCTCATTGCAGCGAATCCCGCAGCAATCTTTTACACCTTTGTTTGTCCTGACATCAGTCTGGCTCACATCAAAGCCCTCATCCAACACGACAGAACCTGAATAATTCAGGTGTCATATAAACAAGGACTACAACATGGAGGTAGACTATCAAGCTATCTTTGACTACATGCTTAGGTTTGGACTCTGTGATGAGTCCGACAGACCGCAGGCAGTAGAACTCGTAGAGGACTGGCTTAACATCTACAGAGAAACCAATGAACAACAAGGAGATATATTCTATGGGAACACCAGTTGGTTCTGCTACGCTTGACCATGAGGTTGTCAAGTTCTTTGAGGAACTGGTTGAGTTCTATGGTCATGATAGCCCGCAGGCCCGCATCATTGAACGCGTCAAGCGCAGGCTGGAACTCGTGCCTGTTGGTGACAAGTATGAACGCCTGTGTCCCACGTGCAAATGTCCTGTGTGTGGTAAGACCAGATCGCAGGCCGCTGCTATTGCACGTGAACGTCAGCGCCGGGGTAAGGACAAGTATCTTGCCCATAAATATCCCGGCATGGGAATGGAACTGTCGCAACCTGATGACGACATTCCGGTGAGGTCTGTCGGCTTCTCTGTTCTTGACATCGGTAAAGCTGAGGCCGATGCCATTGCCTACATCATAGGCACTGAACCTTCCAAGCGGGGCAAGTAACATCTGTTACTGTACCATATAAACAGACAACGAACAGCAACCATCAAACCATTAGGAGTACTTACTATGTCCATGCGCAACATCTTCAAGATCGTCCTCGACTCCAACGCTGAAGCTGGCAAGCTCGTGACCGCCCGTATCGCTGGTAAGGCTGCGAAGGAAGCCCTCTTTGCCAATCCCACCGTGCTTCAGGGTGTGCTTACGTCCTCCGCTGTGCTGACCGCTGCTTCCCTCGCTGACCCGGACACCGCCCACGGCAAAGCCCTTCACTACCTCGGACTCGGCATGACGATGGACGCTGCCGATGAACTCCTGCGTGTGTGTGACGAGGCGGGTGTGTTCCAGATGCGCGGCACGGCGGAAGACAGCGCGACCGCTGACATGCAGGCTGTGGTTTCCAAGACCTTCGACTCCAAGCCTTTCCTCCAGATGCTCGGTGTTCTGCCCAAGGATGACGGCACCAAGGAAACCAAGCCCCGGTTCTCCACGCAAGCCAAGCCCGCTGGTGTCACCGCCAACGCCATCGAGAATCCCATCAAGGCCGAAGTCAAGGAAGAAACCACAGCTGAACCTGTGTCCGTGAAGGTCGGCCCTGAAGTGGCTACGCCTCTTCTCCTGCCCAACAAGGACGCCAAGGCTGGTAAGACCGAGAAGCCTGTGCTTCGCTGCGCCTTTGAAGGTTGCGGCAGTGTCCTTCGCAAGGTGGCCGAGCAGAAGCCTTTCCATCTTCCCACCGACAAGGACACGCAGGAATACATCACCGATGATGAACGCAAGCTGGAAGGCAGCTACCTCTGCAAGTTCCACCGTGACGTGGTGACCAAGGCCATTCAGAAGCGGAAGAACGATGCCCGCATGAACAAGGTTCGTGAGAGCCGTCTGGCTGAAGCCACCGATGAACTGACCAATGTGGAAGCTGAACTGCGTGAAGGTGAAAAGGCTCTCGCTGCCAGCGAAAAGACCATCACCAAGATCAACGACCCCATCATCAAGTCCGGTGCTGAGAAGGCTTTGGAAGAAAAGCGTAATAGCATCCAGAACCTGCGCAAGCGCAGCATCGCCCTGCAGAACAAGTGCAAGCAGATCTCCGAAGAGATCGCCAAGGCCAGCAAGTAACACACTGAAACTCATGGAGGTATGTAACACATGAACAAAAACAATGAGTTCATCATCGACGTGGAAGAAGCGCACGAGCCCATGGGTTTCGGTGCCAAGGTTATCGGCCTTGCCAAAAGCGTGACCAGTTCCCCCACCATGCACCGTCAGATTGACAAGACCAAGGAAGCCGGTGTGGTTATCACCAAGCTCGCTGCTGGTCGTCTGGTTCTGAACAACGTGACCGATGTGATTGCATCCGGCCTGCCTTGGGGCATGGGCGGATTCATCAAATCCAATCCGCTGAACGAAGCTCTGTTCAAGTTCAGCTTGGCACAGGCTCTGTCCATCATGGGCGGTGCGTTTGTCTCGAACGTTGGCGAAGACGACCCGAAGGCCAAGTACTTCATGACGGCCATCGATGCGGCAACGCTTGCCTCTGTCGACGCTCTGCGTGAAGCCTCGGGCATTGAGGAGTTCATCATGTCCAAGATTCTGACCAAGGATGTGATGGATAAAATCAAGCCCCTCGTTAACTCCCATCCCATGTAACCCATAACAAGCAGGGCCGGGGCAACTCGGCCTTGTTTGGAACTAGGTTGCAAGTGAAAGGAGTAAGGCAGACACTGTCGTGTACAAGAGAGCCAACGCAACTGGTAGGTTGCAGCCTCCGCACAAGGTCCGCTCCACCGAACATGTAGACTTAGGGTGGCTAATGAATTGTTGGTTAGGTAAACGCTTTGCAAACTTGTGTATCAGAGTGAGGTGTAGAATCCTCGATGGCTGCTGATACTGTGCTCAATGTCGGCACATCAAAAGCAAACTACGGATACACAACTTGTGTCTGGGTCGAACACAAAGCTAGTGGATGACGCAAGTAACATGAGTACCGGCTAGCCATGCTGCGAAGTTGTTACTGAATATGGCAGGTAAGATAGTCTAGCGATGTGCATCATGTCCTTCATAAGATCAACTTACTGACTACAAAGGAGCCAGTCATGTTTGATATACTAGGAGAACTCATGGTGTCCAACCCTGTAGTGCGACAAGTCTATCTACATGGTGGTGCACTGGTAGTTGGCGTGGGGCTGTGTGCTTTTACCCGAGCACGTTATAGAGAGTACAAGCATTGCAGGCACGTGTTGACGGAGGAACTTAACAAGCTGTACTCGATGGGGATTCTCATGAGAACCTTTGTGTTCACATGTGAAACCAGTTTGGTGATGGCTGACCTCATCGACGCTATGGCTACAACTAGGAGTAGATGGTATGTCTTACACCTCGTTGTTAGGTCACTGCGAAGAACCCCCGTAAGAGAGATGCTGCTGGATGCTCTGCATGTGAACAAGGTACAACCTCTGACTGGACTAAAGAGAGTCAAGGCCTTATTCACCTCGGCATTCTAGCCTCTTGTCTTTAACCTCTACTCGGACTGGGGTTGGTTGCTCTCTGCTAATCCCAGTCCGTTTACATAACAAGGAGAAAGTTTATGGCTACGTATCATGACAAGCTGGACTACTGGTCTCAGAAAGACCCTTATGCTCCCCCTCGATTCCTTCCGAAGAAGTCACCTCAGCTCACCGAAGAAGAGGTGGAAGAGTGGAAGCTGAAGAACGCAGGCAACTTTCTCACCTGCCCCAAGTCTGGCACCAGTCTCTTGAAAAGCAACTGTGGCAAACTGCTGATGTGTTATCAGCAAGGGACGTGCAAACGTGTGGATGAAACCAACTTCGACAAGAACCTGCAACGAAAGGCATATGACTTCACCATGTAACAGGGCTGGAGTGTGACAGGTGTAGAGGCAGGGATGGTCCTTGTCTCTTTCCTGTCACACTTTAACAAAGGAGATTCTTATGTTCCGTTTCCTGAAGCCCGTTGTGTATGCCGTCATCGCCGCCGTCGCTGGTTCCTTCGCTTTCAAGGAAGGCAAGCAGGCGCTGTTCTCGGCCCCGGCTTCCGACCAGACTGTTGATGTCAAGCCGGTGGAGGACAAGAAGGACTAGCTTTCTTCTTTAACCTTTAACTAGGAGAGGTTGCTGTGAGTGTTGACCAAGACGCCCTAGACATCCTATGTGAAGTCTTCGATGATAGGATCGAGGATGTCATGTCAAACCGTGACAACCTCTCCTACACTCTGTATGATGACGATGGCTACCCAGTTGGTGCTGCTATCTTTGACGAGTTCAAGTCTGGCGAGCGTGTCAGATATGTCTACGTCTACTGGATTGGGGTGCGCTACCGTGGTGTAGGTATTGGAGGACAGATACTTCGCACCTTGCACCAGCAGTACCCTGAGCACTGGTTCAGTTTGAGTACACTCAAGTCGAACACAGATGCTGTCAGATTCTATCAACATCTCGGGTATGAAATAACTGGAGACTTACCCGGGTGTCCTCACTTTTATCATCTCCAGCGTAAACCTGAAGAGGAGTTTACAACATGAGCGGTGATCAGAACAACAACAACAACCAGAACCAGCAGAAGCAGAAAGGTGGCAATCAGAACGGCCCGAAAGAAGGCATCACCATTGCCACCTCGGTCATTCCGTCTCAGCCCACCACCATCGGTCAGCAGGTACAGAACGCTGTGGTCACCTGCATTGGCGGCGTTGTCGCTGCGATGGCTTGCGCCGGTGTGCAGAAAGGCTTCGACTGGGTTGTTGGTAAATGGACTGGTCGCAAGATTCGCCCTGTCTTCAATGTGACCCCCACCGGCCCTGCCGTTGGTGGCTCCGGCAACATCATGCAGGACTTGCATACCGTGGCTGGTAACAATCCGGAAGAAGCTAAGCGTGCCATCCAGTCCGTGGCCAAGCGCCTTGGTATGCAGGTCGGCCAGCCTGTTCCTGCTCCTGTGACTGTTGACGCCGGTGTGGTGGAAATGACTCCTCCCACTCCGGCCCCTGCTCCCACCGCTGTTGATGTGGTTCCCAGTGACGCTGCTCTTAAGGTGGAAACCAAGCAGCCCAAACCTCAGCAGCAGGGTAAAGGTGGTAAGAAATAATGTGGAAAGCTCTCCAGATTTTGGGTATGAGTTTCCTGCACTTCGGGGTAGCCGGACTGTGCATCTACGGTGGTGTGCGGTCGTTGGACAGCATGATATTCGGAAACAAGGAAGGTGACAAATGATCACCCGCATTGCCGGGTTCATGTTCTACGTCTGGGTAGTCGGTCTCTGCACCATCTCCACTGTTGATTATGCCAACGAAGCGATTAAGTTGTTTGGCAAGAAGAACTAACCTCTAGCACATAGCAGGACTTATACGTACTAGGTGCGACTAGTCGCGTAACGGGGTCTTGTGTAGGGATAGCACCTCCACATGAGGTTGTCTTGTGTGGGTTGTGTGAGTCCTGCTATGCAACTAGGGATTAGATCAACGTGCTATTCTCCTAGCGTTGCCACGTAGTACAGTCATGTTTACCAAGTTTAGCGTATGCTTGTGACCATGATGGTTGGTACTCATCACGTTTCAACTCACGAGGTTTTTCTTATGTGCAACTACACTTCCTGCTTCTGCTCCGCTGCCCCTCGCATTGCCATGCCCGCCCCTGTTCGTCCTTCTGTTAAGCGTGGTGCTCTGCTCCGTGCTGTCAGCGGTGAAAAGGTCGGTGACATGTACATGCTGGTTCGTGAAGCGACTGGTGTGTATGCTAAGGATGCTGCTGGTAGTCGTATCGGTTCTGCCAAGAACCTCTTCAACCTCATCAACCTGACGAATGAAGGCAAGGCTCGTGTGTCTCGGCCTGAGCGCAAGCTGATTTGGGGACATGAGGAAGTACCGATGGATGTACTCGAGCAGCACTTTGGTTTCCAGATGGTTCCTGTTGCTGACAACATCAGCAAGATTGAGCCCACTCTTCGTAACATGTGCGTGAATCTTCACGCTGCCAAGGTTCGCGAAGAGCTGGCCGAAAGGACTCTCCGTCTGTTCTAACCTTTAAACTTACCAGCCCATGCGTACTCTCTGAGAAAGCCACGACCCCTACGGGAGGGTCACTGCCCAAAGGACATAGTGCGCATGGGCTGGCCTCTTTGGAGGTTTTATATGTCCATTGATCTGAACAAGCAATGGCCATCTCTGTTGTCTTATTACGTAGGTATTCCTGCTGATGGCACTGGCACTTACATCGAGAATATCTACAAGCTGAGCAAGCAGAACAAAGCTAAGCTGGCTGCTAAGCTCGGGCTGCCTGACACGCTGACTGTTGAGGAAGAGGTTTTGGTTGATTTGAGTGAGAGGTTTGCGTTCTCATACAAGATTGCGTGTGCAGTGATGCCTGAAGATAAGAAGCCTACGTTTGATGAGTTCATCACGAACAGAACGTCTAATCAGATGAAGTTGTCCAAACGTATCTTGTCTTATGCCAAGACCAACAGCGATGTGACTACGAAGATTCTCCTCAGTGGTTTGCATTCCACTACCTTTCGCATGAAGCTGAGCAAAGAGCTGCCGAAGGTTCCTAGTGCCGGAGCGTTTGTTAAGAATGCTGACTTAGCTGAAGATGCTTTGAGCATTCAGGACTACGACTACTACGCTGCCATTATACAGAACATCTATTCTGAAATTGCGTCGATTAAGAAGGCGACTTACGGTTTCAGCATGGACATGTTCACAATGTTGTCGGCAGGCAGTAGCAACAGTTTCTCGTCATGCTTTACGGTTGGAAGATTCAACAGCAAGGGCCCGCTTGATATAGCCCTCAGTCCCTTGACTGGTGTAATCTACAACCGACAAGGAAATAACGTCACCGGTAGAGCTTGGGTTGTTTTTGACAAAGACTTCAATAAGTTTGTTGTCATGAAGTCTTATGGGTTTATTGACGATGACGTTATCAAGAAGGTGTGTAGTTGGTTGTGTGCTCTGCTCGATGACAAGGCAGACTGGTCATACATCAATGGGAACAATGAAGACGTTTATCTTTCCCTCGACTACAAGCCAGCAGGATGGTATCTCGACCCCATACGTATGTTCTTCTTCTCGTCTACGTCTGACAAGACAAGGAACATTGATGTGCATGGGTGCGTAGAAGCACCTTGTTTGTTGTGTGGTAAGCATCACACTAGATCGACACTCCTTTGCAGTGAATGCGAAGAAACAAAGCTGACTACCTGCAAGCGGTGTAACAAGTTGATGCTTAAGACAGACAGAAACAAGATGTATCCTTTGTGTGATAACTGCGTTGAGAAGGTTACGTTCTGTCCTGTCTGCGGTGCACAGATGAAGGAAGGTAAGACCTGTCCTAAGTGTGCATGGAATAACATGTGCGCTATCTGTGGAACCAAGTCGGACAAGCCTTTGAAGTGGATTGAAGGTGTCCCTGTATGTGATAGCTGCATCAGCCTCTTGCACAAGACGACCTGTGAATGTTGTGGTTCCTATGGTTTAACGTATCCTTATCGTGGTCATGCTTTGTGCAATACCTGTTATCAGCAGTTGTCTTCCCTGCCCTCGGCATCAATCAGTGAAGCGCAGGTTCACATAAATCCTGACGCCTTGAAAAGATTTATTGCCAACAACACTGACCTCAACATCAGCTGGAATGTCAGCGAAGGAGATAACAATGGGCATTGAAAGACTCAAGGCAATCCTTCGCATGACGGATGCGGAGGTAATACAGAACATCGTTGGTACTCTGTCGAGTTCCGACGCTGGGTACAAAGTACTGACAGACAATGAGAACTTTGTCTTCGGTATTCCTACGACTGATACCATATGTCCTGTACTCTTACAGGCACATGTGGACACAAAACGAAATGCCTCGGTGGATGAGCCTCTCATCTTGTGCACCGAATACGGTGTCCTCACGAATGCCAACGGTATCCTCGGCGGTGATGACCGCTGTGGTGTTGCCGGTATTCTGGACATCATTGAACGCCATACCAGTAAACCATTCGTTCTCTTCACAAACTATGAAGAAACGGGTGGAAGAGGCATGAAGTACTTCCTCAACACGGGCTATCTTGACAAGTTCGTCGACCATATTTATTGTGTCATTGCTCTTGATAGAAGAGGGCACAATGAATATGTATACTATAGCCCTACGTTACCGAGCAAGCTGCATTACTTCCTTGCCAAGCTCGGTTACTATGAAGCCAGTGGTATTTACTCTGACTGCTGTGACATTTGGAAAAAGCACGACATCGCTCATGTCAACCTGTCATGTGGCTATGGTCGGCAGCACACAGCCGATGAGTTTATCTTGGTTGAAAGCTATGTGTCTTCCATCCTTCGTGCTGATCGTTTGATGCAGATGATTGACGAACCCTTCCGAGTAAAGGAACGCTTCACGTACCGAAGCGGATACGGGCATTCGTCTGTCACTTACACTCTTCCCAAACCTACTGACAATGCTGGTCAAGGTTCTGCTGCTCTCGAGATAGTAGGTAGTGAAGAGCTTGCATCTGATGATGGCCCTGAACACACTGAAGAAACTCATACCTGCTCGCCTGTTCATATGCCTCCTGAAGCGGTGTACGCATACTCTGCTGCACCGAAATGCTTCGTGTGTGCACGTGACGACAGGCCGATGGAGTATGATACCAAGAACAGTTTCTTCATCTGTGAAACGTGCAAAAGACAAATCATGAAACACTTCGATACGGTGACAGTCCCCAACGCTATGGCGTACTACGACTTGCTTGAGGAAGTCAGAGCCAAGAGCCGAGAGGCTAACAGGAATTTGAACAAGGCCAAACTCAAGGCGAAGAGTTCTCTTCCTGTGTGCCCGGGATGCGGTGACAATCACCATGTCATCTGGTCGAGGAAGGACATAGGGTTTGTGTGCACGTCTTGCTTTGAGTACCCTACTACCGATGGATACAACGGTAAGTTCTGGGTACGAGGCGATAAGAAGTTCTTTGTGAAGACGGTGGATGGTAAGCAAATGGTTTTGGTGACAGACATCAAGGGTGAACGTCTTCTGTCAAGTGAAGAGCTGTCGAAGAGCAGTAAACTTCACCAGTGCGCTGTCTGCCATGAGCCTCACATCTCCTGCTCTTGTGAAACCATAGGCAAGACAAGAAAGGTAAACGTTTATGTTTGCCCCTCTTGTAAACAAGAAGCCTTGGACACACTTCTCAACGACAACCTCCCTCCGTGGGACTTGGACTAGGAGGATTACAACATGATCGTATCACGTCGCCCTGAGATTTGCAATCCTTCTGTTCCCGGATGTGAACTCAAACTTCCCCTGTATACGGAAGAAGAACAGAAGCGTATTGAAAACATGATCGACTTCCCCGGTGAATACACCGCAGACGATTTTCGTTCTGCGCTTGACCTCTGCTTCAAGCGTAGCACGGAAGCGGAAGCCTTCATCCGTTCCCTTCACGACTACACCCTTCGACTGAAAGGTGTGTGGCATAGATGGTTGGGTGCTCTTCGCCCTGCCATAAAGAGGAGTTAGTTTATGCTTAAGAAATGTGCCCGTGCTATCATGGTAGCTTTTATCAAGGTTGGTTTGACTGTCTGCGGCATACTCAGTATTCCGTTCTTCCACCTTGCCGGGATCTTCATGCCCAAGGATGAAGACGGAACTGTCATTATCAAACTCTAAGCAGGAGGTGCTTATGCGTAATCGTATTAAGCAGTTCTTTGGTTGGTTGTTCAACGGCATCAAAGCCCTGTGGCAGATTGGTTGGAAGAAGATCATGGACTTCGTTACCAACATAGAAGCTGCCAACGAACTACTTGACAAACTGGAAAAGAGTGATTACGTAATCATTCCTGAGAAGATGTCAAGAGTTCGCAAGACAGTTTCCTTTGTGTCCGGATGTTGTCACAGTTTCTTTAACAGATTCTTTAAGAGAACTGACAAAGAGTACAAGCTGCTTGACATAGACATCCCCAAGAACTGGATGCGAGGGAAGAGAAGACGTTTAAGCGACGCTGAGCAGCTTGCTCTCTAGTGTAGGTTTTAAGCCTCGTTTACTATGAAGATGAACTATGAGTCATCTTTTAACTAAACGTGTCTTAGAATCAATCCTCGTGCGTTTAAACGGTATATCCAACCATAACCGAGGGACGTAGAAATGTAATGCAAACAGAACATCAACAACAGGTCAGTCATACTACTCGTCTCTGACGTAAAGGCAAGACATGAACTCGTGTTTAGAGGCATGGATGTATCAGCTTGTAACCATAACAGAGACGCAAGAGTATGACTGTCAGGCGAGAGGAGCTTGAGAAGTTCCTTGATTACAACGCACCTATGGACGTGCCAGTAAGACAAGCCTACTGTCCTTTCTGTGAACCAGACAAGGTAACCAGTCATGGCTTTGTTGTGACACGTAAAAGGAATGGGTTCAGTATGTGGTGTCATAGGTGCCACACTAAATACTGGTACCCAGTTAAAAGCCCATCATCTAGCGCGATCTTAAGTGAATTGCATCGAAGAGCAGTGGGCAACAAAGACAATGCCAGTGTCGTAACGAAGAAAGTCACTCTCCCGTCAGATTTTACAGCTGACATTCCCGCGTCAGGTTTGCTGTGGTTACGTACCTACGGCGTCAATGAGGATGAGATACGCCGTTATCATATTGGGTACAGCCCCAGACTAGATAGGTTAATCCTTCCTGTGTTCCGGGATGGAGAGCTGGTCTTTTGGCAGGGCCGCAACCTTTCTTCAGACACATCCAGACCTAAGTACATGAACGTGAGATCACAAAGGTCAGATATCGTTCTGTTTGTAAATAACCAAACATCGAAGGTCGTACTCGTCGAGGATATACTTTCATGCCTCGCAGTAGCTAGAGCTGGTGTGAGTGCCGTTGCTCTACTCGGAAGCTACGTGAAGATGGACCTTTTGCGTGATGTTCTGGCGGACGCAGATATAGAGTGTATAAAGGTCTGGCTTGACCCAGACAAAAGACAAGAGGCTTGTAAGTACGCAAAGCAATTGCGTGCACTTGGTTATAGTGCAAGTCCAGTTGTACTGTCACATCAAGACCCTAAGTGTTATAAACCCGAAGAAGTCCAACGCTTCATAGGAGGTGCGACATGTTCGGATTCGGAAAGAAAACCTACGATGGGCCTACGTGGAAGGACGTGTCCATCGGTGTGACCATTGGCAAGAAGACCATGAGCATCTTCGAGATCATTCGTAAGTTGTTCTGGAACGTGATCAACATCATCAGCAACGCCCGATCTATCTGGCGTACTTTGTGTAAGGCGACTAGGGAGGTGTGTCATGCTTAGCTTCAACGACAAGACTGTCTCTTTCGTACCGTCTTCTTCCTCTTCCGGTTACGAAGTGCAGCGTACCCTGTCTCGTAAACGTAACCAGCTGTCGAACTTCTACGACATGCAACTGGTCGTGTGTGAAGACTGTGAAACTCTCTTCGCTGACAAGCTCAAGGACATGCCCTGTCCTAAGTGTGGTTCCACTGTTCGCAAGTATCACACGTACAACACTTCGAGCCTCGGCTATCTTGACAACATCAGGATGAAGTCGTTCGATTACGCCATAGCCGCCTAACAAATGTGCGGACAGGTACTTGACAGGCAGGTATTTGATCTTATACATATAGTACTATAGGTTACTTAATAAGTAAACCTAATAGATTAACCTTTAGGTTTATTTATTATATTACTTAATAAGTTAACTTGACTTAATTTAATTAAGTATTATAATATAATTAAGTTTAACTTAACTGTTAATTAACCTTACTTAAGTATAATATCTTAAATAACCTACTTCGTAAGTACTTTAATTAGGTATAATATCTTAAGTCTAAACCTAACTCTTAATTCATAAGTACTATAGGTAACTAATGCCTTGAACATTAAGACTATATTTCTTCTGAATTAGTAGGTTGACCTTAACTCCTGAACAAGCAAGGCACTATGAACATTGAGGAAATCTCCCTTGTTTTGTTCTTGTTAAGCAAAGAAAACTTTGACAAGTACTTTAAATTCATCTTTGAGTTGAACCTTGAACTCGAAACTAAGAACTTTCTGAAAACAATTAAGGAGTATTTCTCTGAATATCCTGATAAGGAAGTCCTTAGTGTTGAAGAATTACTTGTTTTCTTTTCAGTGAAGCACCCTATCCTGAAGAAGAGAACATCTTATTCTGCTTACCTTGAGCGTTTAGGTTCGACTGAGATTGATAATAAAGTCCTTGAAGAAAACTTAAACCACTTCCTTGAAAAGTATTTTGCAAGTGAGATGGTGTTTAAGTTGACTGAAGTTCTTGACGGTGATTCATACTCTGTCCTTGACGAAGTACAGGATATGTTATCCGAGTTCAACGAATGCAAAGTAAAGCTTAACAAAGATGAAGACCAACTTTTTGTAAAGTCTAACTTGACTGAACTCTTACAAGAAGAAGTACATGAAGCTGGATTACAATGGCGCTTGTCATGCCTGAACGAAAGCATCGGAGAACTAAGAGGTGGTAGCCTTGGTCACGTATTTGCTAGAGTCGACACAGGTAAGACATCGTTTATTGTATCAGAAGTTTCTAACTTCGCGTCACAGCTGAAGGATGATGAGGTTATACTCTGGTGTAACAACGAAGAGAAAGGCAAGCGTGTTCTCTTTCGTATATATCAGTCAGTGCTTAAGTGCAGTAAGGCTGATCTCGTCAACTATCCTGCTGATGCAGAAGAAGAGTTCACCAAACTAGGCGGACACAAGATAAAAATCTATGATCAAGCTGTCATCTCAGTTGAAGACATTGAACAGTTGATGAAGACGTACAATGTACGCCTCTTAGTTATAGACCAAGGTGACAAGGTTCGTTTCTCTGGTGACAGAGATATGTCAACTGTTGAAAGACTTAAAGCTGTATATGGTAAGTTTCGCGAACTTGCTAAAGCATACGACTGTGATGTCATTGCTGTTGGTCAGGCGTCAGCTTCAGCAGAAGGTGCTAAATGGCTGAAGACATCTGACATGGATAACAGCAAGACCGGTAAGCCCGGTGAGCTTGACTATGCAATCGGGATAGGAAAATCACTGGATGATGTTGACAATCCTGTTTGCAGTATTAGATATATATCTCTATGCAAGAACAAGATGAATGAAGGTAGACATGGCAGGTATGAAGTAGTGTTCAATGCTTCATGTGCCTTATACACTGACAAGGCGTCAGGTAGCTTCTCTGAAGTGTCGAAGTCCGACGACCAGTCTCACCACGGTTCTGGCTCACCTGAGATCAAGTCAACCTTCAAGACACTCTTGTCTGAGATATATGGGAACCCTAACTTGGAACAGAAGTAAACATGTCCGTATTTACTAACAAGGTTATTGCTCAGGCTGATATCGCTTTCGAAGAGTTTGTTGCTAAGCTGGAACAGGAAACTGGTCTTGCTCTGCGCGATCTCTCCCTCGTCGACATGCTGACCGCTCTCAAGAACTATGCTCCGGCTGCTGCCGCTGCTATGTCTCTTTCGCTTGATGAGCCTGCTGTGACGACGAATAAGTCGAGCAAGTAATATGCCTTACGTGGTACTTGACATAGAATGTTCTAAAGCACCGAAGCACATGCCGTGGACAGTAGGTTCATTCTTGTGCTCTGTTGGTATTGAACGTCAGGACGGTACCTCAACTGTGTGGTTCTTCAATCCGAATGATAGACCACATGAAGAACTTATTGCTGAAATCCAACAAGAGATTGACAAAGTTGACCTATTGGTTGGGCACAACATTAAGTTCGACTTGAACTGGTTGAAGTGGATTGGTTTGAATGTCAAGAACAAGCCAGTCTGGTGTACGATGATAGCTGACTATCTCATAAATGGTCAGGGTAGACTTGAGTACAGTCTCAATGCTGTTGCAGAACGCTATGACTTAGGGCACAAGCTCGACGCCATGGCTATGTACTGGCAAGCTGGATACGAGACGGATGAGATTCCGTTGGAGATTCATGAAGACTATCTCAAGCAGGACATACATCTTACACACGCCGTGTTCAAGAAGCAGCTGCCGCTTATTGAGCGTGCAGGACTTGACAAGATAGCGGAACTTTCTTTCCGTATAACCCAGATTCTTTCTGATGTAGAAGTATCTGGTGCAGCCTTCGACAAAGAAGAAGCTAGTGCTTACTGTGATCAAGTACGTGATCAGGTTAAAGCAATGGACAAGACTCTTGTCGATCTGGCTGGCATTAACTTTACTCCCTCCTCTTCTTCACAGCTCAGTGCTGTTTTGTATGGTGGTTCTTTAAAGAAAGAAGTTCCTGAACTTGTAGCTCGTCAGCTGAAGAGCGGTAAGTTTAAGATCACCACACGTAAGACTAAGATTGAGATTCCTATCAAGGGACTTGGCTTCAAAGTTCCAGAAGGCTGCGTATCCAAAAAGACTGGCTTGCCTTTGACCGATAAGAATACTCTTGATCTATTAAAGTCTAACGACGAACGCTCTGAGTCCTTCCTCCAAACACTACGAGATCAGAAGAAACTGAACAAAGTAGTGTCCACAATTGCTGGTTCCAAAGAAGAGAAAGGTTTGATTGCTGTTGTCGGTAAAGATAACAAGATTCATCCTTCCTTTAACCAGTGCGTCACTCGTACAGGTAGACTCTCTTCTTCCAATCCGAACGGACAAAATCTGCCCAGAGGTGGTACCAGCCCCATCAAGACATTCTTTAAAAGCACACAAGGAGTTATCGTAAATATTGACCTAGCTCAGATTGAATGGCGTATAGCTGCTGAGTTAAGTCGAGACCCTGTCATGCTTCGTGAGTTGAACGAAGGTTTGGACATTCATGCTGATAATGCTCTACGTTTCTTCGGTGCAGACAAATACCCACGAGATTCAAAAGAGTTTAAGAAACTTCGCACTACTGCCAAGACAATGTCGTTCCGTCTTCTATACGGTGGTTCAGCATCTGGGTTCTATAGAGATCAACGGATGCCTGACTACAGTCTAAAGAAGTGGAAAGAGATTGTTGCAGCTTTCTATCAAAAGTACCAAGGACTTAAGAAGTGGCAAGACACAAACGTGCAGCTCGCCAAGTCCCAAGGGTATGTACGTAATCCATCTGGACGTGTCCTTACGTTTGACAACATGATGGGCTACGATGGTGTAGAGACTGTTGACGAAAAGCAGGTGTCAAACTACCCAGTACAATCTGGGTCTACTGACGTTATGTACTTGCTTATGTGGAAGTTGCTTACACGTACACAAGAGCATAAACTTCTTGCCAAGTTTATTCTTCAAGTGCACGACTCTATGGTATTTGACGCTCCTATCGAAGAAGCAGAGACGTTATGTCGTGAAGCTATCAAGCTGATGCATAGCCTTCCTCAGCTTGCTAAAGAATACTTTGGTTGGGATATTGTGGCACCCTTGACAGGAGACTGTGAGATAGGGTATGATTATGGTAGCATGAAAGCTATCAAGGAAGAAGACATGGATAAGATCTTTGCCGATCTTCCTGCCTTCCTTGACAACTAGTCTTTCATGTTTATCTTTCTTTTGTACGCGTGCGAAAATATAGGAAAAGACCATGTGGTTTATTTTTGATAGTATCGAACTGAAGAACGATCTGGTGTCTAGGGCTGGCCGTCCCTTTACTGGTTACGTCCTCAAAGGAGAACGCAAAGGTTTTAACAAAGAACCTAACACTCCTTATGAAAAGATTCTCTTTGACAATACTGCTACCACAGTAATTGAGAAGGGTATCGAACGCCCTAACTGTTCTATTGTACAGTTCTTCCAGAAGGCATGTTCTCCGGGTGACATTGTCATCATAAAGTTCGTTCGACGAGGTGGTAATATGTGGGATATTGCTTCCGTTGAAAAGCTCGGTGAGCGCCAAGACCTTCCCACATATGAACCGTTGACAGAAGAGCAAGAGAAAGCTCTCAAGTCACAAGGTGTTGCAGGTAGTGAGGCCGCTATGGCTGCTACCAGCAAAGTTCCTGCTTGGGTAAGATAATTAGCTTAACTCAAAAAGAGGCCAGTCTACTGATGTGAATATGTAACTTGACAGCATATGCATCGTATACTGGCCTTTTCTTTTTAGGAGTGTTATGTACACGAACAAGTATCGTCTACCCAAAGCATTTGAAGACGCTCTTCAACCTCAACCCTATGACCCTGTTGGTGCATCAGACTACAGTGCTACATCACTGATTGACAGTCCGCGTTATGTGCAGCTCTATAAGAGACACAAGCATGAGATCGTTGAAGACCTGATGGACCAGTGGTATGTCTGGAGAGGTAACGCAGTACATCATGAGATGGAATCAGCTCTTTCAAACAATCCAAGGTATCTGGTCGAACGTAAAGTCACACGCTTTGACAAGCCTGATGGAAGCGATGAGTCAGCATACAGACGGGTCGTCGCAAAGTTTGACCTGTATGATAAAGAGACACAAACTCTTTCTGACTGGAAGACTTGCTCCTCATACATGCACGGAAGCACAGGTAAGAAAGAATGGATTGACCAGCTCAACATCAATGCGTACTTCCTTGAGAAAGAAGGGTATCCTGTAAAGAATGTCGCCATCAATGCCATCTACATGGACTGGCGACCTCAGTCTGGACGGTACAAAGACGACAAGTATCCCGAACTTCCTTTCAATGAGTTCAAGTTCCAAGTGCTTCCTCTTGCTGAGCGTGAGGCTTTCTACAAGGAACGCCTTCGTATGCATGTGGAAGCTGAATCATTGAACGATGACATGCTGCCTACATGTACTCCGGAAGAATGTTGGGAGAAGCCTGCTAAGTATGCCATCTACAAGATGGGTGCAGCCAAGGCCACAAAACTTTGTGACACTCGTGAAGAAGCAGACGAGTACATCCGACACAAGAGACTTGGTCCTGACTACAAGATTGAGTTTCGTCCGGGCGAACGTACTCGCTGCGAGAAGTACTGTCCTGTGAAACAGTGGTGCAACCAGTATAAAAGCTGGAGAGAATCACAAAACAAAGGAAGTGAGTGATGGATGTAGTTCCTTGCACATGCACATATGAATGTGAATTCATACAGCTTCCTAATGTACAGACCTTAACCGACGAGGAGTTCGACAAAGTACGTCGCTTTGCATGGAGAGCCTTTGGTGTATCTCATGTAAATCTTCTTGATGACTTTCATAATGAAAAGTACTGTGTTGAATTTACTGGTGATGGAGGCTGTTCAGTAGCAGACGTAGATGAATATCTTGTTTATAACAAAAACTTGTCAAGGCTGGACATACTGACTCCTAAACAGTTTCAACAATGCTGTGTCAATAAGGAGTGGAAAGATGCTCAAGGTAAGATATAACCCTAACTGGCATGATGACCCAAAGATCAGATATGCCATACAGTACAAGGATGAGCAGTTCTCCGAACTGTCTAAAGTCTGGGCTGAACGTGGCTTCGAACTTCTTGTTCATAAGCAAGACGTTGACCCGCTGATTGATATCATTCAGAGAGGCGAAGACAACCGCATCGTAGACGCCATGACAATTGGCGTTGGCGAGTGGTTCCTGTTCGACCCTATGCTCAAGGACGAATGGTTCATTGCTACAGACTTGGAATTTGCAGCAGCCTTTGTTGCTGTAGAGGAGCCTAAAGATGATCAAGATAATGTACAATCCTAAGTGGTGTGAAGACGCGACCGTCGAGCACGCCATACGATACACCAGCGACAACTTTGCTGAGCTGTACAAGTTATGGGCTGAGCTAGGACTTGAAACTTTCCTGCACAAACGAGAAGGCGGTCCTCTGACTGATATCATAGAAAGGGACGAGGACGGCCTTATCGTGTACGCTATGACTATCCGCGTCGGCGATTGGTTCAAGGTCGATCCTGCGGACAACGAATGGTACGTTGTTCCTAATAAGGAGCTCACAGAAAGATACATTGTCATTGAAGGGGAGGCACCTCATGTACAAGCTTAAGTCAACGAAGGAGGTGATTGTGTAGTGATTAGATATGAGTTGAGGATACCTGCCATTGTTACATATAGAGACAAGGGTATTGTCGATGTGCAACTTCGGTCTGGTATCAAGGTTACTTTGAAGGAAGACGACTTCGTTCGTTGCTTCAAGGTTATGAAGGATATCTCAACCATAGAGGACTAGCGATGAACAAGCTTGAACCGATGACTGTTGTCAAGCATTTCAAAGGTAACCAGTATCTCGTACTTGGGACTGCTAAGCACACTGAACTCGATGATGAGTTTGTTGTTTATCGTCCGCTTGATGGAGATCGCAGGTTGTTCGTTAGACCTATTGATATGTTCCTGTCTAATGTGGATAAGGAGAAGTATCCTGATGTGCAGCAGAAGGAACGATTTGAATACGTAGCTCCTCTCAAAGATATCCTAGCAGCGAAGGCAAATGCATAGTGCTTAACTTTTACAGGTGGGGTAGCTAAGGTTACCTCACCTATTAAGGAGCAGTTATGAAAGCAGATGTAATTCTTAGGCTGGAAACAAGAAGCGAGCCTGTCGTAGAAGAAATAGCCTATGTCCATGCTGTTATCTTAGGTCGCTCTGGCCTTGAAGAGTTTAATAAACTCGAACAGACAGACTGGGTGCGATATACTATTCAAACTGTGGAGGTACAAGAATGATTAAGAAATTCTTTGGGACTATCTGGCGGTGTATGGCTAATGTGTACTGGGGTATGATGGTTGTGTTTAACCTTCCTCTCTTTCTCGTGGACATTGCTATCCGCGTAAAGACTAGCACGATGGAAGACATACAGCGTACCATCCAGATGCTTGAACAAAACATTCAAGACATTGCAAAGGCAGGTATCTAATATGGAGTATCCTAGCTCGCTCAGCGTGTTCGGTCATGACGTAAGCGTAAAAGTTTTCAGTGACCCTATCGAGGTAGTGGAGGGCGGTCAGCAGACTGATGTTGTGCTTGCACAATATGATCCTCAGACGACTACCATTTCTCTGATGCATGTCCCGGACAAGCCGGGCATCGGTGGCAGTAACTTCGTTCATGAAGTTATCGAAGCCATTGATGTGCACGGAGACTTGAAGTTGAACCATACACAAATTTCCACACTGGCGTCTGGTTTGTATCAGGCGTTTGTGTCTGGGGAGGTAAACTTTGGACGAGCCTGTTATGAAACTGTTCCCGCTGGTAAACGGGAGTATGTGTCCAATATGTTCCAGTAAACATGTTGACGTATACAAAGCACCGAACGGACTGCTCTTTGTTAAATGTTCTGACTGTGGCAACGAATCTTCTTATGTAAGCACTCCAAGGCTGGCTAGGCTTGTCTGGTTGTCTTAACAGAGGTAGTGTGCATATGTGAGATCGATAAAATCAACCTATAACAAGACAAGGTTTGCTTCTAAGTTTGAAGCAGAACTTGCTAAAAAGTTCGACGAGCTTGGTATCAAGTGGGAGTATGAACCTTGTCGTATTCCTTGGCAGCCCGCTGTACGATATTATAAACCTGACTTTAAGGTTACACTTCCAGACGGTGAGGAGTTCTTTGTCGAAGCAAAGGGATACTTTGATCCCTCTATGCGAAGTAAGATGGCTCAGATTCGTGAGCAACATCCAGACTTAGATATACGCTTCGTCTTCATGCTTGAAGATAAAGTTATCTCTCGGTCTACAAAGAACCCCACCACGTACAAAACGTGGGCTAAGAAACACGGGTATCCGTGTTGGAAGCCCGATACCTTAGCTGAGAGTACTAGTACTAATGTCGAACGAAAGACTTGTAGAACAGGCAAACATGGAAGCACTCGAAGAAGTAAAGGAAGCCATCAAGGACGCGCATAAACGCCACCCTGAGACGCATCCGTCTATCGAGCATTCTGCTTGGATTCTCAAAGAAGAGATGGCCGAGCTGAAACATGAGCTTTACAAACCGGAGAGATGGCGTGACACTGTTGCGATTTGTGAAGAAGCCTGTCAGGTTGCTGCTTCTGCTATCCGTCTGATTGCTGACATGAAAGTCCGTAAGATGGAAGGGTATAAGGAGAACGAACATTACCGTCACGCAGCATAAGCTGAGGTAAGCTATGGGAGTCATGTGTTGGCTCAAAGACCACAACTGGGAACGCACTGAGATGTGGACTGGCACTGCGTATGACATCATCCGCATTGAAGTCGAACAGTTCAAGTGCTCTCGTTGTGGCAAGACAAAGAAGTCTGTCCGAGTGTTTGGTAAGTTGAGTAAGAAAATTGCAGAAGATATCGTTGACAATTCCACAGGAGTGGTTAATGATAGATATGTGAAGGAAGAAACTACTCTTCCTAAAAGTATTACTCTTACCAACACAAAGGAAGACGAATGCAAGACAGCAGCGTAATAGCATACAGTACCGCTCTTCTCTATGCACTGACTGCTAACGGCAAGACTATGACGTGGCAAGCTCATGCATATGAAAACGAAGACGGTACAGCCAGTATACTTATTCAGTCTGGTTACGAAGGTGGTACTCTTAAGGAGACTACTCGTTCCTATGATTGTGGTAAGAATGCTGGCAAGAAGAATGCTACGACTGCGCTACAACAAGCTGTAAATGAAACTAAGTCTAGGTTCAAGAAGCAGCTTGATAAGGGATACAGGGAGAGCAAGGCTGAGCTGTCTGCTCTCCCTATTCGTCCTATGCTAGCTCAGTCTTATATAGATCATCAAAACAAAGTCAATGACGACACGATCTATATCTGCCAACCTAAGCTCAACGGTGTCCGTTGTACAGTCCAGAGACATGGTAACAAGTTGACCTTTATGTCACGGACAGGCAAAGCATATGATGTCCTGCACCATCATAACAAACTTTGTGAAGAGTTGTTTGATGTAATGCCAGATGGATGCGCATGGGACGGTGAGATCTACTGTCATGGTATGCCTCTGCAAGACATAGTGTCTGCTGTTAAAGCTTATAGTCCTACTACAAATAAGTTGCAGTACTGGGTGTATGATACTATAAGTGATGAGCTTCAGTTTGAACGCATCGTTAGGTATCGTGCGCTGCTGGCAGACAAGAACTTGAAAAAAGTTATTGCTTGTCCTATTGACTATGTCAAAGGAATAGTTAATATAAAGAAGAAACAAGAAGACTATCTTGCTGAAGGATACGAAGGACTGATGCTACGCAAGTACAGTGCTAAGTATCGGCAAGGTGTTAGGTCTTATGATCTTCTGAAGTATAAGAACTTTAGAGACACTGAGTACAAAGTAACAGGGTTCTCAGCAGACGTAGATAAATGTATTATCTTTGAGTTCTTTAACAAAGGTAAACCTTTCTCTTCTGTTCCTTGCTGGACAAAAGCACAACGACAAGAAGCATATAGGAAGGGTTGTTTAGACTTCAGCACTTGGATAGGTAAGAAAGCAACAGTACGTTGCTCTGACTTCTCTAAGGATGGTACCCCCATTGGCAACCCCGTAGTCACGGCTATAAGGGATTATGAATGAGCTTCTTCGATATGATTGACAAGGCAATTAAACACTCCGATGAGATTCCAATTCCTCCTCGCAGGAAGGACGAGCACTATTGGGGGACATTGCCTAGGATGTGTCGTATGTGCACAAACAGAGAGGAATCAACACCTCCTTCATCCTTGAAGAAAACAGGCATCAAGCCTTGTCAGTTCTGCAAGGTGTTCGAGAAAGCGTGTTACATTGCATCGACAATGTGCAAGCGTGTTGCAGACCCTCTCAACTTTAAGGTAAAGAAAAAATGAAAGACACAACATACTTCAAGGCAAAAGAATTTCAGTGTAAGTGTGGGTGTAACACAAACGAGATGAACCAAGAGTTTGTGGATAAGCTCACCCTTGCTCGCGAAATCGCCGGTATTCCTTTCGTCATTACTTCTGGATACCGTTGTCCTGCACACAACAAAGCTGTTGGTGGTGTAGCTGGCTCATCCCATACAACTGGGTACGCTGCTGATATCAGTGCGACTACTGGTGAACAGAAGTTCAAAATTGTTCAGGCTCTTATTACAGCAGGCTTCACTCGCATCGGTGTCGCTAAGTCTTTCATCCATGTGGACAGCGATCCCAAGAAGCCGAGCCCAACCATCTGGCTGTATTAGGAGTTGATATGAAGTTCCGTGCTCGTTATCGTGGTAGAGGAGCCAACGGAAAATATGTCACGACTCAGATGTTCATCAACGCAACAAACGAAGTTGAAGCTAAGGAAGAAGCAGACAAGCGTATCTCTGAAGTGACCAAGCGTTTGACTGAGCGTGAAGGGCAGGATGTTGGACATGTTGTCTGTTGGAAGATTGAACCTCATGAACAAAAGAAAAGAAAGGAAGAAATGTATGTCGGTTAATAAAGAAGCTGTGTTGGAAGAAGTGCGCTCTCAGTTGGCTGTTGATGCTTGGGTGAAGGAAATGGCTAAGGAGAACGAAGCTGATGGTGAATACGTTCCTCGTTCTAATCGTCTTCTTCTTTGGGACTGCTTTTCTGAAGAAGTAGGCAGGCACGTTGAAGAGTACACTGTTCCTCAGTACGGTGACTTCCCTGATGACAACGTTGCTTCTTGGTCTGCTGATGACTGTGTCAAACAGATTCAGAAGTACGTGAACCGTATTGATTCTAATTCTCGTGGTGAGCTTGAAGCTACGCGTGACCTGCTCAAGATTGCACACTATGCTTCTCTTGTGTGGTGCAAGCGTCTCGGCTTTGAAGAAGCTCTTGCGGAAGTAAGGAAGGAACAGGAAGCACAGCCTGAAGTTAAGGAAGAGGTGCAGAATGGGTAAGGTATATTTCGTCTACCAAGACAAGTATCTGCTTAGCCTGCTTGAGAACTATGCAGCAGCCGGCAAGTTCGACGGATATGACACTGTGTTCATGCATGTGACCGACAGCGCAGACTTCAGTGAGAAAGGCACTGTCATTGCAAAGGGTGACGCTGTAGTCTTCGTTGCCTTTGAACCTGATTGCGAACGTCACCGTGTCCTTGCGGATGAGCTTGAATGCCCCCGTTGGTACTGTGATGAGGATGGACTTAAGAGGCTTGACCTTAAGAGACTCTTTAAGACCAAGAATCAGGAAGCCCTTGCTGTTGAAGCTGACGAAGAAGTTGCACCTTTTGCTAGAGGAGAAAGACTCAATGCCTAGTACGTATGTTTTTTACCACGAAGATGCTGACGGGCATTGTGCTGCTGCTGTCTTCAAGTATTCTTGTGAACAGAATGGCCAGAACGAAGAGCTTGACCTTCGCACCATTAACTACGGTTATGACGCTGACAAGATGTTCGGTGATCTCGAAGCTGGTGCCCGGCTTGTGTTCCTTGACTTCTGTCCTACGGAAGAAGACCTCAAGGCTCTTCACGACAAGGGTTTCCCTATCGTAGTTGTTGACCATCACAAGTCTTCTGTGTGGGCTAAGGACTACGATACGACAGGGACGGACACTAAGCCTTACATCCGTGTGTACCATAGTATCTACCAGTCTGGTTGTGAGATTACTTGGGGAACCTTTATGGGTGAAGCCAAGATGCCTCCGGCTGTGTGGATGACTGGTCGATATGATGTCTGGGATCATAAGGCAGATGAACGCATTGTTCCTTTCATCACTGGTATGAAGCTCATCATCACCGACCCTGCTACGGAAGATGGTTATGAGTTTTGGAAAGCGTGCTTTGAAACTATCGACACTCTTCCTGCAGATGCACCTGACGAAGAACGTGCTAAGCGTATGAAGTGGGATGTAGTCTTGCAGCTTATCAACATGGGTAATGTTGCACATATGTATCGCCTTGGCCTTGCTGAGGAACGAGAACGTAATGTGCACGACATGGTGATTGAAGGCAAGAAGTTCCTTATGGTGAACTCAAAGCTTTCTGATAGCTATGACTTCCCTATGCAGAAGCTTGATGATAGTTACTTTGGCTTTGGCTGGTACTACTGGGACGGAAAGGAATGGCACTTCAGTATGCGCTCTGAAGGTGATAACGACCTTACTACCGTTGCTGGTATCCGTGGTCATAAGAATGCAGCAGGCTTTACGATGTATGGTTTCCAAGACCCTAGCATCTATCTGAAGGCTGCTCATGAAAGTAATTGATCCTTCTGTCATAGTCTCTTTGCAATCTGCTCCACACTTCATCATGCAAACGATTGAAGACGCTGGACGTACCTGTTATAAATCGGAGGACAAGATTAATGAAACTTCCTATGTGGCTTTCATCGAGCGACTTGTTCGTCGAGGGCATGAAGCTATGCTCGAACACGGGTACGCTACTGCACACTTTCGGATTGACCGTGGTATCTCTCATGAACTGGTGCGTCACCGCCTTGCGAGTTTCGCTCAAGAAAGTACTCGATATTGCAACTACAAGGATAAGGACATTGAGTTTATAAGACCTTCTTGGTTTACCAACGAAGAAGCAGACAAAGCTCTTGAGAACTACAGCTACTACTTGGCTAATCCTAGTCAGAATGTCAAGAAGTACGCTATCATCAAATGGTACGATGCATGTCAAGATGCTGGTGTTGTTTACAAAGAGCTTATAAACCACTGCGGACGTAGTCCACAGGAGGCTAGGTCTGTTCTTCCCAATGCCCTTGCCACTGATATCGTAGTAACTGCTAACCTTCGAGAGTGGAGAACAATCTTCAAACTCAGATGTGCAAAGGATGCTCACCCGGACATGCGGTACATTATGCTACGGCTGCTGAGTGATATGCATAAACTCTTTCCACCTGTGTTTGAAGACATCTATCAACTTTATAAGGAGGAAGTAGATGAGCTTGCTAGAGACCTTGTGTATGTTCTTCCGCACACAGCAGAGTCCTCAAAAGAGGCCTAGTACTTGTCATTGGTATGAAGACCAGCAGTATAAAGACCAATGTACTGACTGGATGTACCCAGACAAATGTACCTGTGATACGTGTGACAATTACCAACCCTCAATCTTTCTTGAAGAAAAGGTAAAGAAACATGACTAAGTTTGAAATCAAGGCTACTTGTAATGGCAAGGACTACAACATTGACTTTGAAGTTCCGAAGGATGTTACGCAGGAAGACTGGGACCAGTTCTCTAGGTTGCTGAAGATGGCCTGTCAGCAAATGGGTAAGTAGCCCTTGACAAATCTCTAACAAGTCTTATCCTTATTGTAAGGCACATCATGTTGCCTTAAACGTAGTTGTTAGCTACGTCAGAGACAGGTGGACTTTATCTCCTTGGCTACCTGTCTCTGTCCTAATGCTTAACTAACTAGAAGGTTGAACATGATGGAACAGGGCTCTCTTGCGGATCTCCTTACTCTTGCTAAGTCTGGTGACGACAACAAGCTCGCTGAAATGATGGCTATGAACGGCGGTGCTATGGGTGGCCAGCAGTGGATGTGGTGGATCCTGATTATCTTGTTTGCTTTCGGAGGGTTCGGGAACGGTATGTTTGGTAATCGTGGTGGGGCTGCTATGCCCAATAGTGCTGCGACTTCTGATACGTTCCAGATTATGGATCGTCTGAACTCGCTTGGTAACGGGATGTGTGATACTACATTCTCTCTGAACAACAGTATTCGTGACGCCCGTGACGCTGCCTCGAAGTGTTGCTGCGAAACCAATCTGAACATCGAACGTTCTACGAATGCTGCTCAGCGTGCCACTGACGCGCTGTCTCACCAGCTTTCCGATTGCTGCTGCCAGACGCAGCTCCGTATGCAGGATCTTGCTACTGGTATTCGGGAACAGGCTACGGCCAATCAGTTCCAGAACCAGCAGGAATTCTGCGACATCAAGACCCGCATGGCCGCCAACCATTGTGAAACGCTTGCTGCCATTCAGGCTAATCAGGCGGCGATCATTGGTTACATGACTCAGGAAAAGATCAGTGGGCTGGAACGCGAGAACGCTGCGCTTGCGATGCAGCTGTCTCAGAATGCTCAGACCCGTGCTATCATTGAAGCACTGTCTAAGGCTTCTACTACCACGCCTGCTGCCTAGTAGTTAAAGCATAGCTTGATAGTTTGGGGGAGCTACGGTTCCCCCTTTCTTATAAGGACTAAACATGTTTGGTGTTCCTTCAATCGAAGAACGTATTAAGCAAGCTCAGCGTAATGCTGAAATATATAAAAGTGAACTTGATAAAGCGGTTCATAATGTTGAACGCTATCAAGGTTGCTTGAATAAAGAACTGTCTCGGGTAGGGGAGCTTTCCCTGCTGAAAGACGTGCGGGATGGCAAGCTCCTCGTACTCGATCTTGAGAGTATGGAACCTGCCCGCATCGCATTCCTCTAAGGGGAGGTACGTATGGCCTGTGGTGGTAAGAAAAAGAAGAAAAGAGGACGCTAGGTCTTGACAACTTCTCGTTAATGATTATTTTATAATCAAGAGCGACAGTTGCGTGGACTGGCTGTACTCTGGGAGTGACCCACTGGTTGCATACACACGCAGAAACCCCTTGCAGGAAAGATCAAGAACTGCAGGGGGTTTTCTATTAGAGGAGTTACGATGTCGAAACTTACTGCTCTTGCAGAATACGTTCATACGTGGGCACCTATAGCCACGCAGCTATTAGCTTCTGACAATGACGCTGTTAAAATGTACGGTGTTAAGATTCAGCAAGAAGTGGACGTTAAGAAACGTCAGCTTGAAGCAGAACTTGGAGAAGCTAAAGCTATTCTAGGTATGACTCTAGCAACACAAACTATTCAACCTGCACAACAGAAAGAAGTCAGTAACCCTGAACTAGTAGAGCATTCGACTATTCATGGTTGTACAGAAACACAAGTTAAAACAGAATGCATTATCGAACTGTAGATACAAAGAAACCCCCTTTGGGCCTTCGGGCTCTTAGGGGGTTTTCTTTTGCCTAATTTTTATCTTCAGGCACATCAGCAAGAAGCTGTTTTATTTCTTGTACGCGTGAAACATTGACACCATTCTTGAGGGACATGATCTCAGCAAACTTCTTGAAACCAAAGGCGGACGACACACAGATACCAAATGCTATCTGATACCAATCAGGCATAGTAGCAAAGGTTTCAAACCCATGTGTTACCCAATCTGCTGTCCACGGACACCAAGCAAGAATAAGTGGCATAGAGATAACTAGTGTCCAGAACTCATCCTTCCATTCAGAGTTGTCGAGGGAGTCTTTCTCCCACGCAATATCTCCCACCACTCCAGACTTGTAGAGATCAATCTTAGCAGCAGCCTTAGCTTTAGCTACTTCGATCTTACTCTGCAACTCTACCTCTTTAAGCTTTTGCTTACTTGTGAACCATCCCACAACACCGGAAACAAGTGCTTCAACAGGCTTAGCGATTATGTTTAACATAGTTAATCCCTGTAGTCAAGACCTGCTTGCTTAGCCACACGAGTAAGTTCCTTCATCAAGAATTCCTTGCGCTTCTGCAGCCGTTCCTTTTCTTCGTAGTACTTAGCACCCGAAGACCTGTTGTTCTTTTCATTCAACTTCTCAAGCTTACGTACACTGTTCAAGCGAGCGTTGACAGAATCATACCTGCCCTTGAGCTGCTGAATAGTTCTGTTCTTATTTCTAATCGCAGTACGTTCGTCAGGAGAAAGAGTCGTATCCTTCTGAGCAAGGTCAAGTTCATTCAAACCTACTTGAATCTTATTACGAACCTTACTGTACTCATTAAGTGTATCACCATAACCAACCTTGCCGAAGAAAGAACTAGCAAGAGGTACATTCTTCAGCTCAACAGGAGCACCAGTAACAGGAGAAACCATTATGTTAAGAGCTTGAGTGATGACTCTACCAAGACCACCCATGTATGATTCAGTAAGATGCTGAATGGTTTCAGGAGACACGTCAATCCAACCCTTCTCAACCTTAGACCCGAACGTCCAAGAGTTCAGCGTCTCTGCCACAACACGACACCACATAGGATTAGTACCCCAGTACTTCTGACTGTTAGGCACTTCACCCTTGAAGCTGTGTGTGCTGTCAGGCATAAGAGCATAACCAAAGCTGTTCTGGTTAGCAACTACTTCACTAATAGGACGGAAGATAGTAGGCATGAAGTTCAACAAAGAAGCTCCGCCAACAGGGTTGAAGTTATCAAAGGAAGCACCAAAGATTTTAGCAGCAGCAGAGGAAGGTTTGGTGCGTCCGCTGATCACACCTTCTATTGCATTCGAAGCTACCCAGAAGATGTTGTACCCATAGGGCAGAGGAATCTTTACGTAGCCACCGTCACCAAAAGGTGCAGGGATGATAAGGTTACTGTCCTTGATGTAGTCAGGAATCTTATCATACTTGCTCACACCGTCATCGTCATCTCCCATAAGCCATCTGCACAACAGAGCATGAGGAACACCACAAGCGATTGAGTAAGCCATGTAAGCAGCAGTTCTCTTTGCGTTGTTAGCAAAGCTGTCTCCACGTCTCCAGAGGTTACGCAGAATACGCACGTTACCACCGATGTTAGCAGAGGAGAATGCCCACAGACTGTTGAAGAACGGAGCCCACGAACCCTTACGAGTAAAGTTAACCGTGATCTCCAGAGCTTCGTTAGCTGCACGCTGATGTGCAGTTTCCATCATCTCTTGCATCTGCTTAGCAGACCAACCATTACGCTTAGCTTCCTGAGCGAGATGGTTATCAAACTCCTGAGTCAGAGCAACGAACACAGAGAAGCGAGTAGCATTTTCAGACACGTCAGAAATAGTGTCCAGATACTTAAGAGCCTTGTCAAGAGTTTCCTTAAACTTACCCTTCTGCTTTGACAGCTCACGTACATCCTTGTACATAGTCTTGTAGTCGTTGGCAAGGAACATACGAGTATGCCCGCCAGACTCAGTAAACTTCTTGTACATCTCCTTGAGGTACGCTGCATCCTTACCGCCGTATTCCTTACCGTTCAGTTCTGCCCAGAGGAACTTGACCATGCGCATAGACATAGCGTCCTTGACGATACGCTGACGAATGTTGTTCTCCTTGCCAAGCAGGTTGTTTGCCTGTGCTTCAGAGATCACATTACCTACGTTAAGGATAGCAGTCTGAATATCTCGAGGATAGTTCTTGATAGCAAACACAGGGTTGTACGTAGTGTACAGAGCAGCGAACTTCTGTGTCAGCTTACGAATGTTGTTAATGATTGCGCCTGTCTCAAGGTTGTTCTCATTACGCAAGGCAGCAGCAAGAGCCGCGTCCTTGATAGCAATACGAACACGGTTACCCTTTTCATCAATTACGTTGATGAACTTGTAGTCTTTACCTTCAAGACTATGCGACTTCCTCACATAGTAAAGAGTACCGTCTCCCTTCTCAGACATACGGAAGTAGGGCTGTCCCTTCTCATTCTTATCCGTAGCGATCTCCCACAGCTCTTCATTAGGAGCTTCTCGAACGAGGTTGAGCAGACGACGAGACACATCGTTCTTCTCACCGATGTTGATAGTATCCATGATCTGCAACATCAGGTGTGTAGAAGGACTTTCTGCAAGACCTTCCCGCCCCTTCGCCTTCTTCAACAACTCCCGACCGCCCATAGAAATACCAGCCTTAGATCTCTTGTGTGCATAGTCAGGATCAAGATCGTCGACGAACTCTTCCCAGTTCTTCAACGGGACGTAGTGCTTATAGGTAGCACGCAGCTTGTCAGTAAGAGTCTTGGGTACAATGCGATACTTATCCAGCAAGTCCAGATGGTATCTACCAAGCTGGTCAAACTGTGCAGCAATCTCATTCATACCCGGTACGTCAGAGTACTTGTCAATGATAGCCTGTGCCTGCTGGTCAGTAAGACCAGAAGGAGACTCTAGCTTATTCTTACCACGATACCGCCTGTTAACTTCAGCGTTACGTTCAAGCGCATGTCGAGCCAGAAGGAACTCGTCAAGAGCAGACCAGATAGCATTGACCCTGTCCTGCTCAGTAATCTTACGACCAGCCTTACGCAGATCGTCAAGAGCTTCCTTCACAGCAGGGATGTCAAGCTTACCAATCTTTTCACAAAGAGGAGCAAACTTCTGGTTCATGATGTCAGTACGCTTTTCGTTAATCCTGTTCACCATACCAGTCAAATGACGGTAGATGTTCGTAGCAGGAGTAATGACATTCTTACCAATCGTATCCTTGATATACCTCTGCACGATCTGAACACGACGATACTTGTCGTACATACCATCTACGAGTCTTTCAAAGCCAGTGTGTGAAACTAGCTTACCGTCCAAGCCCACGGACTTACCGAGGTTTCTTACCTTAGCGATAAAGCCATTCCAGTTCTGCTGTCTCATCTGTGCACGCTTCCACTCTTCAAGGTAGAGAGGAGGCATGTCACTGTAAGTAGTATCTTCAGCTATCATGAAGCGAACTTCAGGAGAACTGTATGCAGGAGCAGTATGACTGATATCATCACCTTCAAACAAACAATAGCTCTGAGAGTTGTTGTAGTTAAAGGTAGTACCAGCCACACCCAAGTCTCTCAGCATACTGGAGATCTGCTTAGTGTCATTAAGCTGAGAAGCAAGGTATTCGTACACATCCTGCCCAGTCACACGTTCAAGGTATCTCTTGTTCTTCATAAACTGAGTAAGTTCATTCTTGTCAAGGAAGACACCAATGTCCTTACCCAAGAACTGGATATGCATACCATCCTGTGCAGGAACCTGCTGAGGAGGCATCTGCTTGAACAAACGGGTGAGATGTTCTGCAACATATCTTTGTTCAGACAGAGGACGTTCCCAGTTCATGAACTGTTCAAAGGAAGGAGCGTAGTTCTTATAGATCTGTCCGGGAAGACCAGACTGCTTGTTGTTGAATCTCCTGAAGTAATCAGCAAGCTTCGTAGGATGAGAGAAGTAAGTTCCCCAACCATATGGAGCAGCAAAAGCGTCTGGGCCCACAAGGTCAACACGTTCGTACTGAGGAGCCACGTTATTCATAGCCGAGCTCATGTACGTAGCACGACCCCAGATAGTGTAGCCAGAGGAAACACCCTGAGGCTTGGTGCTGGCAAGATTCTGTGCAGAAGCAGCAAGGACATCCTTGACATCAGCTTCAGTAACATAACCGTCTACACCAAACAACTTCTGATACAGCTTACGAATAAACTTGTACAGGTCACGAATGACAGGGAGACGTTCAAGCAAAGACTTAGGAGACTCACGTTCAGCTATCCAAGCAATGAACTCTTCTGTGCGAACGAGGTCATTAGCATTCTCGTATGCAGGACGCTGACGTTCAAACTCTCTCCACAGAGGAGTGTCGTAAGCATCACGATAGACAGCAGCCATGAATCCAGTAAACTGACGAGGAGTCATGATAGCACGCAGACCATAGTGAGCAACACCTTCGTGCATAAGCAGACGTACTGCCTGTGCCTTAGACTTTACTCGGTCAGCGAACACATAGATCTTCCCATCACAGTACACTGCCTGCGGAATAGCCTTCTTGTCTGTACTCTTAAAGGACAGGTTAACAAGAGCATCATGCACAGCAGTAGGCACGTTGCTGTCAGTGACAGAAGAACAGATAGACACAACATCCTTCAAGCCGGGAAGCTGAGTCAACGTGTTCTTCATCCAGTCGTACACCTGCTGCGTAGCTTCAGAAGCAAGCTGGAAGTCTACTTCCTTTTCCTGCTGAGTGTATCGTTCAAAGGACTGGCGCTGTACTTCAATGTCATTACGAATCTGCTTGGACCGCTGCTCTTGCTTGTACATACGCCTGAGCTGTTCAGACTCAAGGTCACGACGAGCTTGAGAAGTCTCTTGAGGAATAGCCTGACGTGCAGGGATGTTACCATCCAAAGCGTTGTCATAGCTAGCCTTATCCTGAGCCACCTTAAGCTGCGCCTGATAAGCAGGAGAAGCTTCATACGCACGCTGCTGTTGTTCAGCAATCATGTTACGCATGTACTGGTCAGCAGCAACTCTGTCACGATCAATCTGATTGTTCAGAGCAGCAGCTTGCTCAAGGGCAACATTCTGCTGAAGAGCACCATACTTCTGCGAGAAAGCATCAGCACTAGGCAGAGCAGCCTGCTGATTAGAGGAGCCCATCTGTGCAGCCTGCCAGTCAGCAAAGTCTGCATCCCACGTATAATTGGGATCGTTGGTCAGCTTGGCTGTACTGCGCAAAGCACGTGCATTCTTAAGCAGAGCATCAATACGGTCTTGAGTTTCCTTGTCTGCAAGATCCTTCAACTGCTTACGCAAGTCAAGTTCAAAAGGAACAGCAGGGTCAAGCCTATCTGCCTTAGCAAACAAGGCATCCATGTTCGTCTGAATCTCAGACAAGTCCTGTGAACGTGCAGCAGAACGAGCAAGGTTGACGGCAGATTTTCTAACTTCTGCCTTCAATCTATTTGTCTGTGCAAGTTCTTTGTCAATACGAGCAAGCTCACTTGTAACAAACTCATACTGGCGTTCGCTGTACGGAATAGCATTCTGCTGCAAGAGTTCAAGGAATACATTGTATTCAGCTCTACGTGCGTGCAGCTTAGACATACGTTCGTCAGCACGATTAAGCTTACGCTGTACGTACTGCTGAGTATCTTGAATGCTGTTTATAATCTCAGTGTACTTGACCGGGTCTTTCTTAAACAAAGCTTCCTGATACCTACGGTCATCAACAATCTGTTCAGCCGTAAGGTTGGTATCATAGCCGAGCTTCTTAAAGCGTTCTGTTACAGTTTCACGGAAAGCCTTACGAGCCTTCTTATCAGACTCAGAAAGATCCTTCTCAAACTGTTGCTTACGTTGCTTAATGTCTTCACGCTCTGCTTGAGCAAGCCGAGCAAGCTGGGCAGCATACTTCTGCTGGGCACGTTCAAGCTTCTTGATGTACGCGTCCTTTGCTTCTTGCGTAGCAAGCAGAGCGTACTTAGGGGACGTACCTGCACGAGCAGTAGTCAACTCATCCTTTGTCTTACGCAAAGCATTGACAATAGGATTACGAGCACGAGCAAAAGATTCTTCAGAAGCAGCTACAGCTTTCTGTGCTTCTACACGAATAGCATCACGCATGATGCCTTCACCCTTAGAGATCTGAGTGAAGGGATCAATCTTAGTTAGCTCTTCTTCAAACTTAGTCTGAAGTTCAAGAGGCGTCTGGTCTGGGTTAACATACGGAATGTCTGTCTTAGGTGAATGCTTGAACATGTCAACCATAACGCTAGCTCCACCAGAGGCAGAACCAACAAGAGCACCAGCAATACCAGCCTCCATCATACGGTCGAAGTCATCAGCAGTAAGCTGAGCACGTCCGTCCTGAATCATACTGTTTACTGCACCCAACCATTCCTGTGTGTATTCTTCTGCACCTTCACCAATCATGGCCTTGGGCAGAGACAACGCAGAAGCCTTGAGCTTTTCCTTGAAAGTACGTTCAACAGCATCAGGTACCTTAACGCCAGTCATCTTACGAAGCAGTTGACTTTCACCGCCAAGCAGTGTAACAGCAGACTGCAAGATACCGGTACCAATATCCATGCCGGGATTAGAAGTAAGCAACCCTCCCTCAGCATAGTTACCAGAGTAGTTCTCACCAGTGTTCAGTACAAACTCAGGAGCCATTGCACCAATCTGTGCACCAACAGTAGCGGTCACAGCTTTAGTAGCAGCAGCACGAGCCTCAGCTTCAGCAACACCAGAAGCTACAAGCTGAGCAGTCTTCTTTTCAATAGCACCAGACAAAGCACCAGCAAGTACTCTCTTACCCGCAGCAGCACCTACGCCACCACCAGTCAGAGACATACCTACATTCAATGTCTGTTCGCCAAGAAGACTAGCAAAGTAATCACCAAACTTCTGAATACTGTCTACATCTTTGTAAGATTCAACAGCAGCTTTCAGCTCAGGAGCTTGTGCTTCTTCTTGCTTCTGTTGTGCATAGTACATCAAATCACCAGCAGTCTGTTCATGACCCATAAGGTCAGCAAGAGCAGCACCACCAGCAGCAACAAGAGCTTGTGTCTGAGGAATAGAACGAAGGAAACCCTTTACATATTCACCATGTTCTGGCTTCGGTTCTTGATACTCAAACGGTTGAGAGTAACCACTAAAAGCCGGAACAGCCATGTGCACAGGAACTTCATCAGGTACTGTGCTTACGTAGGCAGGTCCAAGATCAGCCTGACTAGGCCCTCTACGAGGAACACTAGTCGTAAACTGCTGACGCGGGTACGCAGCCCGACGAGCAAGAGTATCTTGCATCGGTCCCTGCTCAGTAAGGCCCGGGACCATCACAACACTATAGGGCTGTACACCAGAAGAGGCAGGTGCAGCCTGAGCAGCAGCATACGCTTGTGCTGCAGAAATATTCGTATTCAAAACACCATCCAGTGCCATATCTAGAATACCTTTCTTTGGCCCATATTTCGATTCTAAGGGCCTTTAATTAGTTAACGTATAAAACCATAGAAGCGAGCACGTTCAAGAGCTCTAGCCTGCCTTGCAGCCTCAGCAGCGGCAGCATCCTGTGCCTGCTTATCAAGAGTTTGTTGAACAGCACTAAGCTGCTGGCCTCCAAAGTTGAAGCCATAGTTATTGTAAGGATTACCCTGAACACCAGAAAGACCAGTACTGAACGTAAGAGCAGGTACACCCAACGGAGCCTGTGTCTCATAGTCAAACATGCGCTGTGTAGCCAGAGCGGAATCAGACCTACCACGCAGCACTTCATCAGTGTAGACTTGTGAGGGCATCATTCCGGGGCCATACTTACCTGACAGACCAGTCATACCAGAGTAGTAGTTCAACGCTTTCGCAGCCTGTTCAGGAGACAGAGGTGCGAGCATAAGGTTGTTTGTTGCCGAGTCCAGTGTAGGGGCAAGACCACTTGCAGCAGCATTAGCCTGTACCCACTTAGCCCGTTCAATCTTGTCCAAGTTTTCCAGTGTACTTGTGTGCAAAGCTTTCTGGAAATCAAGGTTAGCCTTATACTTTTCAGTATCAGCCTTAATACCAGCAGAACCAAGCGTAGCTCTAGCTCCCATAGCAGCAGAACCAAGAGTAGCATTAGACTTGATGTTCTCAACGTCAACAGCCTTCTTGTAGTCAAAGCCCTTCTCTTCACGCATCTTAGTCATTTCATAAGCGCGCTGTTCAGCAAGCTGCTGAGCTGCGACGTTAGCTGCATAGGTCTGATCAATAGTGTTACCAAGCTGCATCAACTTAGCAACACCGTCCATGCCCATAAGAGGCTGTTGTCTACCTACTTCCTTGCCGTCCTTGCTTATAAGGACAACTTCTTTAGTCTCAGGGTCTACAGTAACCTTACCGTCAAAGTCACGGTAGATAGTGTCCCTCAGTACGTTAGCAGTACCAGTAGGGTCACCGATAAGGATACGTTCACGGTTGTTAAGAATAGACTTCTTAGCAGCCCGAGCCTGTTCATTAGCCTGATTCAAATATTCAGCAGCAGCTTCTTGTTCCTTAAGCTGTGCTTCAAAGAGCTTACGTCCAGCAAGAAAACGATCGTTGGCTTCTTTTTCCTTACGTTCGCTTTCCCACATCTGACGACCAGCATGTAGTGCAAGTCCGATAGAAGGCATTACGCATTACCTCCAGTTAGACGTTGGATACCACGACCAGCACCGTTCCAGCTGTTCTGAGCATCTTGCATATACATGTTGGCAAGACCCATACTTCCAGTACTAGCACTACCAAGACCAGAAAGAATAGAAGAGCTGTTCACTGAAGGCGTAGCCTGATACGTTTGCAAAGAAGCACCCTTACGATAGTTAAGTGCCTGTGACTGACGAGACAGAGCAAGGTCTTCAGCTTGACGAGAAGCCTGAGTTCTAACCATAGCTTCAGACAAAGCTTGGCTTGTACCCATGCGGTTCATATAGTTAGAGAAGGCACCAGAGTTAGCGTTGATACCAGCCATGCCCATAGAACGAATGTCCTGCTCGCGCTGTTGTGCATAACCAGCAGCTACGTCAGCAGTAGCTTGATTCATAAGCCTGTCACGAATGACATCCTCACCTTCAGTGAGCTTACGAATAACAGACTTCTCAGTATCTCTATAAAGAGGATCAAGTTCTCGCTGTTGCTGGATATCAGCAAGACCTCTGTCTACTGCGTACTGTGCTTGTGCTTGACCTAGAGGTCTAAGCGTTTGAAGATCTTCCATACTATACTGAATATTCAAATCTTCAAGAGGCCAGTACTTTTCTTTCTGTCTCTGCCAAGCTTCGGAAGCGTACTCGTCCTGTTTCTCGATAGAACCAAACGCAAGGTCAGCATACTTTGACGCTTGGTTAGCCGCTTTAATACCGGAGTAAATGTCGTACCCGGTAGAGGCAAGATTACCTACGGTACCAAGGGCACTCCATGTATCACCCCAAGACCAGTTATCAAAAAGTCCCATTGTTTACTTTCCTTGTATGTATGGCTTACCAGCCACCGTCATCGCCACCATCGTTCTGACCGTTGGCTCCAGAACCAGTGCCGTCACCGGCTTGTCCTTCACCAGTGCCTTGGCTGTCGGAGCCACCACTGCCTCCGCCGCCGTCGTTGCCAAAACCACCACCGTTACCGTCTCCGCCACTACCACCGGAATCGCCATCATTACCGGTAGAGCCGTTGTCACCAGAGTCGTTACCGGCATCATTGCCTTCGTTAGCACCGTCTTCACCAGTAGTACCAGAGTCAGTACCTGTGTCTGTTCCACCGGTAGCTGTACCACCAGCAGTATCAGATTCAGCAGCAGAAGTAGAGGCAGCAGTATCAGCAGCAGTTTCTCCTGTCACACCACCAACACCAGAAAGACCAATACCACCGAAGTTGTCTTGCGCTTTACCATGTGACATAGCACCACCACCAATAGGACCACCAACGTCTGTGCCATAGCCACCTTGATCTTTACCTAGACCACCGAACTGGCCAGTCTCTGCAAAGCCACCCACAGGGCTAGCTTCATCATTAGCGGAGCCAGTGTCCGCACCAAGATCACCAAGGCTAGCCATAGCACCAGCGTATGTAGCAGCAACAGGGCCGACTAGATCTCTACCCCAAGAAGAAGTAGGATTAGCCAGACCGATGGAGTTGTTTACCGCAGCAGTTGCATTAGCTACCTGAGAAGGACTCAAAGACTTAGAGCCAGAGATGGCATCGTTGAGAGCTTCAGCAAGAGTCATATCGTTGATTGTGGCCATGTCCATATTATGTGTAGCAATGTTGTTAGCGTAAGCTGCACCAATCTGACGGCCAGTAATCGGACCAATGGCATCTTCAAGGGCGTCACGCGTAACTTCTTCATCACGCATGTTAAGGGCGTCAGCAAGCAAACCACCAATCGTGGGGCCTATAAGCCCACCAAGCAGTCCGCCAATAGGCCCAGCAAGGGAACCAAGCATACTACCAACCACAGCTCCCGGTACTGTGCCTGTCGTCATGCCAAAGGACTTAGCGGCTACCTGACCAACAGTATTGGCAAGACCACTAGGCAGACCAGACAAGCCGAAGTTCATAGCAACATTAACAGGTGCGTCCAAGGCGAGAGCCATACCAGTCTTAGTAGCAGCGTCTATACCTATCGTGCTAAGGCCACTAATAGCATCGTCCATAGCTTGCTGGTCAGTGAAGCTATGCCCCTTATTAGAGGGGCCAGCATCATTACCCTTGCTAGAAGTACTACCTATGGAATCATTGCTAAAACCGTCACGACCACCACCGTCTCTGTTGCTAGTAAACTCTTTGCCTAGAGTAGTACCTTTGTTAGCCTTCTCATTGTCAGAAGAAGACTGCTGGCTAGAGAAACGGTCTTGCATGTCGTACCATTTGTTACGACTAGACGTACTCTTCTGGGTGCCAATACCACCTAAACCATAGCTACCTATCATCGTTTGGTAGAGAGGCAGCATTGTAGTGTAAGTAGGGAAGTATCCGTAGTTGTACATTTACTTCCACCTCCCGATAGCTACGCACATAACTATGTAGTTTGCTGTAGCGGTAATGTTGCCTGTTTCTCGTACACCTATGTGAGCAAAGGTTTTATCCCTAGACCAAACCCAAGAATGCACTACAGAACCTGCATTGTTTCCTGTAACATCAGATACTACAGTGTACTCTGTATCGATAAACTCTATAGGCCAGTATACGTTTATGTCTGCTATTCCTGAAGGTAATAGGTTCTGTGAACCTTGGATAAGGGCACCATCTGGCAACTTTACGTACCAAGCATTACCCGACTTACCAGTGATAACACCTTCTTTATCCACACGTTCGTTAAGTGCATTCACCTGCTGTTGCAAAGAAGCAAGAGCAGCATTAACAGACGTAAGATACTCGTAGGTACCTCGATCTTCTGTGTAAGGTACATCAGAAAGCTGTACTCGTTTTGCAGTAGCCATTACTTGCTTTCTCCTTCTACGAGCTCTCCCATACTCGAAGCAAGAGTAATCGAATGTATGTAAGCATTCGACTTAATCTCTACTTCGATAGTCTCACCTCTGAAACCAGAAGGAAGACGGAAAGGTTTAGAGTCTTTTATTTCTCGTGAATACTTAAGCTCACCGTCGACATAGTAGTTAAACACTGTGTTGTCTGCCAGATCAAGCTTGTGTGCACTATTACACCAACCGTTGATTGGTTCACCACCGAGAACGCGGTCTGCAAAGCTTGACCTCTTAAGTTTATCTCCCTTGATAGGCTCACGTTCTTTTACAGAACATGGTGGTGTCATCATAACACGAGCCGCACTCAGGTTAAACAAACCCTGCGCACTAGTGTTAATCTTTGAACGCCATCTAAAAGACTTGTTCAGGCGAGAGTCTGAAGCAAAAGAACACAAGCTATACCTTGAGCTATCCTCAAGAGGATAACATATAAACAGCTGTGACTGCTCGATGTCGTTGTAAAGAATCTTTGCAGGCTGTGTAGTAAAAACCAAACCTGAAGAAACGACACTGTTGTACACTGTGCTGTATATATAACTATCTAAGTCAAAGACAAAACCAGTTGCTTTGTCTGGAGGATTAGTAAAGATTCCATAGTAGGTGTTGTTTAGAAAAGCACCTTTCAGTGATTCAGGATGCAAAGGCAACCATTCGTCCTGAGTAATGAGCTTCTCTGTAATACAAGTAGGACTCGTACTGTTGATCAACACCAAACCATTCTGGCTAGCAAAGATAACACCATTACGTGTGTTCACGATAGAATCAGCGGACACACAAGGACAGTTCTCTTGAATAGCTTTAACTGTAGGATTCGTCGGGTCTTGCACAACGATCAGCACAGGAGCTGCTTCAGTACAAACAACAATCGTATTACCAAAAGAACCAAGACCTACGATAGGATAGTCAATTGTCACACTGTGTTCATAGGGCCATGCATGTGGAGCATTCCAGTCTGACACATACACAGTAGAATCTTTGTAAGCTGCGAACAAGCCATTCTGCAAAGAGACAAGACCTTTGAGTCCATCTACTGGAGGATCCCAGTAAATAGAAGGACAAGCCTCACCCAGAGCGGTGTTTGGTTTAGAGTCAGTGTACTCGTAATAGTTAGTCTTCCAAACAGCGTTAGGATTATTCGTAACCCTCTCAAGATTAACATCAAACTGGTCTACATAACTGTACACAGCTTGACCAGCAGAAGTACCTTCAGACCTGTAGATATAGATCTTATTGATACCTCTAACTGCACCGTTATGGTGTGTCAAGAGTGGTTCTTCTATAGACATAGAAACAGTCTGCCCCGGACGAACATCAACAGTATAACGTGACTTATCGTGAAGATTCTTCAAGGGACCGCTAGACTTACCTACGTCTATAGTACCATCAGGCCACTGTCTAACATAACAGTAGACATATGACCTAGATTCAATGTCACCAGAACCTGTGCCTCCAGACACCCAGATGTCAGACTGTCCCGGTTGGGGGATGGCTGTATGATACCAAGACCCTGCGGGAATATAGCCTGTGTTATAATCTTGATCTAGCAAAAGAGAACTATCTGTTACAAAGAAACCACCTTCATTCGTAAAGTAAATACGGTTGTTATCGTCGTTATAAGCAGGACTTTTAACTACATCAGTAGGTCTATTCCACATCAACCAACGATTGCTACTGTTCTTCCACTTATACCTGTAGATGGTTTTAATACTACTGGGGATATACTGAAGAACCTCATCAGCATACTGAGGTCGAAGCTCTCCACTCCACAGCTTAACGTCGAGAGCTTCCTGTGCAAGAGTAGCGGGTAAAAGCCGTGGAGCTATACAAGGAGCAACCCCGCTAAACTGTTGGAATGTTAGTTTCATAATGTCCTCTACATAGCGTTATTGACCAGCAGGCTCTGCACTAAGCGGACGCAATTCCGGAGGTAACTGTCTCCCTTCCTTCTCGCTTTCGTAGCTGCTCTTGCAGTGTTCCTTCTGCCAGAAGAACAACCCGTCTACGAACTTGCGGGGCCACGTCCTCACCCCGTCTCTATCCCAACGATAACAACGCGAGGACAAGGTTTCATCCGGCCAGCCGCCGAGGATTGCATTAAAGAGCTGATCAACAGCAATCAAGGTTCGCTTTCCATAGGTCATGCTTATACATCCTTCGGCGGGTAGATAATGACGAGGATGTTCTGTACCTCTTTCACTGTCCTGCAGGCGTCGAGCTGATCTTCCAGTGCCTGCCTCTGACCGATGATGTAGCCAGAAGCAGCAGCAAAGGCGTCAGCCTTAGCAATTACCCGCTTTACGAGTTCGTCCATGTCGATGTCCCGTGCTTTAGCCAGCGCTGAAAGAAGCGGAGTTGGAGCTTCAGGGTCAGCCATATAGGCACGAGCCTCAGCTTCCTGCTTATCGAACGTGCTGATCTCACGATCAGGGTAAGTTGTCGTGAGTGCTGCTATGGTCTTATTAGCAGCCGTGTTGATTTCTGCGAGCTTAGCAGCCTTTGCTTCTTCAAGTGTTGGTACTGGGGGGATGTAAGGCTGCTCTGTAGTTACACACTCGGGGTGCATCTTGGCATAGGCAGACACAGCTTTCCACTCTTCCTCGTACTCTTTGACGTTAGAACAGACATGGTAAGGCATACCGTTCTTTGTGATGACGTATGAATCATCAGCCACACGGTGGATTATATTCTCATACTCAGACATGTTTCTCCCTTCTCCTTAACCAACCTTTATAGCGATGCCGCCGTCATTGTCCGGGGCACCAGCACCACCAGCCAGCATCATGCTCGTCAGAAAGTGCCTGTCATAAGGCATATAGATGTAAAGCCAAGAACCTCCAGCTGGCATAGTGCCACCACGCCCAACAAAGGTAACATTAGGCACTATAGTCGTTTGCCATGCGGTGGAGGCATTGTTGGCACTGCCTGCAGTATTGGCATAGTTTGCAGAATTTGCATAGTTTACACTTAATGCACTAGTTGAGTATATTTTAAACAGGCTATTAAGTGCATACCCCATAATGTATGGAGGGTTCTCACCTAGTACTTCATCATGGAAGGTGTAGTTTCCACCAGAATTCAGAGCTTTCCAATAAGCAGCACTTTCAGCTGTGCGTGTGGTTCCAGCTGTGTCTGCGTATACAGCTGAGTCAGCTTTCGCATGTATTGCACGGCCATCCATATACGCTTCACCAGTGTCAGGGGAGAACCTGAATGTATAACCCGGTTTGCTGTTATCCCCACTAAGCATGAAGACTCTGTTACCGTTGTCAATGATCTCTTTTAACTGAGTGGTATTGAGCAGAAGAGGATTGTATGTAATAATCTCGCCTGTGCCGTCTTCATGAGCCACAGCAGCGATAGATGCAACGTTCCCTTTGCTGCTCTTTGAAAAGAGCTGTGTCCACTTCACGTTGTCAGAAGCACGTTGGATGGTATCAAACCCACCCATGACTGCGCCGTTCTTATCGGCGAGAAACAAACCTTGGTCAGTATTAGCAGCAGGTGCTGTACTAATCACGTTCGCAGTATCGTTCATCTGCACACTGCCTGTCAACAAACCACCCTTAGTCGAGAGTGCAGGCTTATATTCACCACCACCAGTCAGGAACCTTTCCTGTTCTCCTGCTGCTGCGGGAGGAACAAGACCTGACGTTCCAGCAGTAGATGCTGTAGCACCCTCATACTCAGGTACAGAGATGATACCGTTGTTAATACGAATGCCATCACCTATGCTCGCAGACGATATGATTTCTGACCAAGAAGACCAGTCCTTACTTGCTGTGCGGTACTGCCTAACGAACACACGATCTCTTGTTGTTGAATAGGCATAGGCTATCTGATACAGATTCTTTGCCAAAGCATCTTTTTTACTGTAGAAAACGTGCAGGTAGATAGCACTTCCCTTAAGTGGTCCGTTCACACCACCCGCTGCATTGATCAAGTAAAAGCCTGCTTCAGTAACTGTATTATAGTCTACACCACTACCAAGCTCTTTTGCAGGACCAAGCTGTCCTCGTGCGGTTGCCAAGTCCGCAAGATCCCCGCCAATCGCCACGTCCTTTGCAGTGATCACACCTTCAGCGTCAGCCTTCGTGGTCTTTCCGTCTACACCAGCAAAACCAACGTTCGTAGTAGAAGCAACACCGACTGCGTCCAAGTTATCTTGAGCAAGCTGTACAGCAGTAGGTACAAAAGACTCAAGAGCCTCAGCAGTGATACGCATTTCTATACGAGTACCCTTGGTCCACTCCTGCGCAGTAGTACCTTCCTGTGCGCGATAAGACCTAAAGGCAAGCTTACCCGTATTAACATTAGTTATCTGAGCAAAGACTTTTACTATCTCGAGTGCATTTTCACCAACAAGAGTCAAGTAAAAGTAGTCATCAGAACCTGAAGCTATTGTAGGAAAGACAGTAGGATCAACCACGTAGATATCGACAAAGTCTTTATCCGGAGCTTGATACATGTAGTCTAGTGTAGAAGCAGCATTGTTTTTAAAGAGAATAGCCATGTGTTACTCCTACAGCTTCATAATAAACGCAAGTGCGTAGTAAGGGGGACGAACATCAATTGCACTAGCACCCGCCGTGTGTGCGTGACCATAGTCAGTAACACCGTGGTAGTGAGGTTGGTTACCACCAGCAGGAAGACAGGTGTCACCTTGAATATAGTCTCTTCCACCGTAGCTGGTACATCTACCACCATCAGATTCACCACCTTGATATATAAGCAGCGTGTGATTGTGGGAAGGCATCTGGTCTATTGTAAGAGTAGTACCCGCTACCTGAATACCAGTACCAGCAGCATTAGTCCACACAGACGGCGTTTGTGTCACACTACCACCTGTGGCACCTACACCATAACTTTGTCCAGCACTGACGATAAACCTGTCTGAAAGATTAGGCGTACCGTTGTTACCGTCACATAAAGCCCACCCTGTGGGAATATCATTAACACCACCAGCCCACATTGAGATGATGCCGCGAGGAATCACTGAACCAATTACATCAAAAATAGACTGGGCAGTAAGGCGGAGTTCTACTGAACTATTGGTAGGAAAAGCTCTGGCGGTAGTACCTTCCTGTGCGCGAGCCACAGTGAAAGTGTCACCACTACGAGCAGTAACTTTCATGATCTCAAGAAGTCCGGTTATATTATCAACCACTGTCACCATGAAATAGTTACTACCCCCAGCTGCTGGGAACAAAGCACCTCCTCCCGGAGAGACGACAATCTGCGTATCAGATACAGTCACTGAGCTAAAGAGTGTCGTCGCAGCATTGTTTGCAAATTGAATTGCCATTTATGTCACATCCTTCTGGAGGGAAAGTAAGATTAGGCCCATACACAGGGCAGTCACAATTACAGTCGTCAAGCTTGACAGCATCACCGACCTTGATTGTGACATCTACTACAGGCCATTCATGGCTAGCTTCTATGCTTGTTGCATTCTCAGAGATAACATTAGCCCAAGGTTTAGGTTCTGCTATAGCTTCGATATCAACAGCACCAAGCCGACCAATTACCACAGAAGTAACCATGTCCGTTCCAGCTTCGCAGAACCACGCACGCTGTAGAATGTCAGCTTCAGTGTCATCCATGTGTGCAACTGCTTCAACGGAAGTAACACCTACCCTACCTACAGTTTGCTTAGCCTCCATGTCTGTGGCTGCTTCTATAAGAACACCTCTGATGATAACATCAAAAGGAAGCTTAGACATGCTAACATGAGATACTATATTAGTTCCTACATCTGTGATAGGAATAATCTCTCTTATATCTCTGTTAGTCATGCTAACTTCAGACCACATATAAATTTTTTCAGACGAGGAACGAATAACGGGGTCAGCTAGAAAGTCTGCAATGGCCTTGACCGTTACATTAGTTGTCGTGATGACATTACCTTGTGTAAGCAGATCGACAATAACATCTGCGTTAACAGCACCAAGCTGAGGGGTGCCTGCGTTTATCAAGGTAGTGTTGACAAGCATCCCATTAACAGGATTCAAGAGTGTCATTGTCTACCTACCTCAAATAACTTTTTACACAGTAGCGCTGTCAGTAATACGAATGATCGAAGTCCCGGCGCGGATGATGAACTGGTCACCAGCATCTACAACACGCGGACGTTCTTCAAGCGACTGGGGGTTACGAATAGTACCCCAAGCCAGAACATTACCGTCCGTAGCCGCATCCATGATAGCAACGTGTGTTACACGACCCCAGTTAGAGATAGCAACAGGGAACTCAATGTTATTCGCATTATTCACTACACTAGCAGTAGGCGTCGTGAAAGCACTGTTCTCAGCTTTGACACGAGCATAGCCTACACCAGTAACCTCATCCCTAACAGGGCTGTTATCAGTCAAGCCAGTGGAAGACGTGAACAGCGCCCAGTACTTAGCCGGAGTGTCGTAGGTGTCGCCATTAAACACGTGGCCAAGAATCTTGTTGTCAAGGTAAGTACTAAAACCAGACATGTTATTTCCTTTTAGAAAATTTTATGTTTAAGAGGGAGCATCGTCTTCGACTGAGCAACCCAAGACTTGTAAGCCTTAGACTTAGCACGAGAGATACCAGCACGGAACTTGCGAATGTAGTAGTTCACAAGGTTAGGCTTAGACCAAACTCTACCGGACAGACTGTGCAAGTAAGCAAGTGCACCGGAAGCAATAGTCTCAGCCCAGTCCGTGTACAGGAACTTAGGAATCTCATCGGCTTCTCGTGTAGGCTTCACAGCAGCAAGCATATGCAAAGCTTCTGGAATGTCTTCCATAGGTACACCTACAAGGTGCATCACATTAGGACTTTCCATATAGAAGTACTTAGGATACTTATCCTTACGCAGACGCCAATCAGGAGAGTACGAGTCAAGGTCTTGCCTATTTGTTTTCTCTACTTGAAACTGACGAAGTTGTCCTTCAACAGTATCACGGATAGTAACAGTGACAGGCATCACAATCGTAGCATCTTTGTCTACGATATTGATACCATACTTAGGTTCATCCTTAACAAGATCTCCACAATAAATCTCTTGCTGCCAAATAAGAGACTTCTCACAAAACTCAATACATGCGTTTCGCAGAGCTTCTTTCACCATAGCCACAGGACAACCATGCACATCAGGACGCACGTACTTGAAGAAATCTTCCCAAACAGCGCTATTAAAATGATCAATCATTGCTGGGCTGTGCCTCCCCAAGATTCGTAGGTAGCTCATCAATCTTCGGCATAGCAATCACAGAAGCATTATACTCCTGACCCAAAGACTGATAGAAAGATTGAATGCACTGTTGTGCAATCTGCCTGTCGTTTGCAGAAGTACTATCAGTACTGTACGCAAGGTACAGCATATAGTCTACAATAGGGCCACGATAGTTGCCCATAAGCTGTAAGTCTTGCTGCATAGCAACATCGTCATCCATTTCTGCAAAAGATGTATATGGTGCAGAGTAAGCCATCTCTACATAGACATCTTTATCTTTTGCTACCGGAGGGTTAACAAGAAACTGCCGAGGTGTCTTACGATCATATACAAATTCGTAGACAACATCAGAAGGAGTAGTTCGTCTCCAATCAGAGAAGTAGTCAAGATCTCTACGCTCTACCTGAAACACAGGTTCACCAAACGTAAAGGTGTTGTCTTCTTCCTTTGTAGCGTTACAGTAGATGTCAATGAGAGCATAAGCATCATCAGGAATAGTCTGACGAATACCGGGGTTCAACTTAACTATGTCAGTTTTAACCCATACGTCAGGACGCATCATGATCAGCTTATTAATAGCATCGTCAAGAAACTCAAGATACTGGTGCTTTGAGAGTCGAGCATAGTCCATATCATTATACAGAAGAGTTACTCTATTGATGATATCAGAGACTTTCATTATTACCCTCAAGTAAGCAAAATGTTAGACTAACTATTCTTACGCGGACGACCGGGGCCACGCTTCACAGGCATCGTCAGCTTGATGTCAAGAGCATCAGCTTCCATCTTACCAACCTGTTCAGGAGTGGGAACCACTTCTTCCGTTCCGTCAACCTGTTCCTCAACATAACCAAGGAACGTATAAGGATACGTAGGAATGTGAACTTCAACAGAAGACTGCCGACCGAACTCATCCTGTTGCGTCTGATAAGACGTAGTGTACGCACGGTCAATGCATTCGCGAAGCATATACTCAGGAACAATCACTTCCTTACCGTAGGGAGCTTGGAAGTTCTTGCTGTTCACAGAAGCATACACGTAAGGGCCAGCAGAAGGATTAGAAGACGTATGAAAGATAACCCGGCACTTACGTGCGTTCGTGTTCATACTAGCATGGTCCTGTCTCCAGTCCATCAACAGACGCACAGCGTGCTTACGGATGAGCTTGTTATCTTCCGTCAGCGGAATGTGAAGACCACGTTCAAAAAGCATATCCCGAATCTGCATATCAGAAGCAGAGTTGAGATCGGTGTCAGTAAAAACAGGAGTGTTAGCCATAAAGATTATACCTTAAAATTTAGTTTGTAGAGCTAGGTGTAGCAGAGCTAGATACTAGAAAGGGGAGAACCCCAAGAGTAGTTGTTCTCCCCGTATGGTCAAGGCTTAGTAGTCGGTACAAGCGACTTCAGCGCGAACCATCCAAGCCTGATTGAGAATCACGCAGGTCTGCATGGTCTTCCAAGCAACGTGGGCACGCTGAGCGAGCGGGTCAGATTCAGTGTGAGAAGGATTGATGATCACCGGAGTCAGGGACTCAGCACCCTTCAGGGGCACCAGACCATAGGCATCCTTCGCAAGGAAGAGGATGGGATAAACGTCAGCCTTGGTACCGGTGGTCGAAACCATCGTGTCACCAGCAGCGTTCGTCTTAGCACCACCAGCATCCGGCCAGCTCTTCATCAGAGTGGTGAAGAGGTAACGCACGCCTTCCACAGCACCGATTTCATTTTCCCACGGAGACGTGTTGCCGTAGTCCTTCACGTCTTGGAAGTGAGGCATCGAACGGATGTCAGCTTCACAGTCGGGATGGCAGACAGCCACGAAGCAGGGGGAGATGGATTCAGTGTAGAAGCGAGGCGTGGACTTAATGCTATCGGTCAGGAAGCGAGCCTTCTGGTTCTTCAGCTTACGCGTAATGCGACGCTGCAGAGGCAGAGTGATGGGCGTGTTCACGTCACTACGAGCTTCGCCGTTCGCATACTCAACGTTGGAACCGCCGAGCAGAACACCGATACGCATGTTTTCAACAGTTTCCGCAGCCTGTTCACCCACGATCTGCGTGACCTGTTCCATAACAGGGGAATCGTTGGTATCGAGCAGAACGTCGGTCATGGTCACGAGGTTACCGTACTGATGCACAGTGGCTTCAATGTCGGTAACCGAGAAGGTCTGAGCAGTAGGCGTAACGCCTTCAGTCAGTTCATTCGGCGTGGCATCAAGAGATTCGAAGCGACGGAACTTAGCGGTCTTCGTGCTCTTGGTCGGCAGGGGATAAGCCTGACCAAACTTTTCAAACACGAGGTAGGGAAGAGCACGGATGAGCATCTTAGCAACGACATAGACATTAGCCATCGTGCTGAGAGTACCGTTAGTAGAAGAGCTGGTAGCACCAGTGTGCATGATAGTATTCGGAGTAGCCATTAGATATAATTCCTAGTTTCAAAAACGAGTTTAGCGCGTCCGTCTGCTACGTTCATACTCACGGGCAAAGTCATCAAAAGACTTCTCACGAGGTTTGGCTTTGGGCTTATTGCTGATATCAATAGGTTCCTTGCCAGTACGAACTGCCATAGCAGCGAGCACTTGTTTAACAATGTCTTCAGTCTCAGCAGCAGGGTTTGCCTGCACCTGAGTAGAAGAAGCCCTAGTCATCTGTGGCTTGTTAACGCCACGAGCAGACTTGTAGTCGTCCAGAAGAGAAATAACTTCCTGTGCCGTACCGTACTGATACACATACTTAGCACCGTTCTGCATCACAGGAGGCAGAGAGTTAATCCAAGTAAAGAGATCACCACTGTCCATAATCGCATTGATGTCGGGGTGGGCAGCACGGATAGCACTGAAATGTTTATCCGCTTCGGACTGGAAGATCTGCTGCTGAATAGGTTCAACCCGAGTCTTAAGCTCAGTTTCAACGTTCTTCTTAACAGCAGACACCTTGGTATCAACAAGCGCTTTCACTGCATTAGCAATCTCAGGATGAATCTCAAAGAGTTCCTTCACATTGTCCGGAAGTTCGTCTGACTCTTCCTTCTTCTGTTCAGGCACGTTCTTCGTGTCTTTGAGTTCCTGATACTTATGCGACAGATCTGCGAGTCTGCTAGCCCACAGAGTATTCTGTGCTTCAGCGTCACGCTTTGCTTTTTCATAAAGCTCTTTATAATTCAGAGGAAGCTCAGTAGTCTGCTGTTCATTCTGGGCAGGGGCTTCTTGTTCCTGCTCCTGCTCAGATTCGTTTTCAGGCTGAACTTCGTCGTCATCATTCTGGCTCACGACGTTTTCTTCTTCGGAAGGATCTTCAGGCTCACTCATGAAATCATCAAACGAGGGCTCTACCTTAGAGGGATCTTCGTAAGACTTCGCAAGTTCGTCGAAGGCTTCATTGAAATCTTTGTTGTTCTGATCGTTCATATTCTTATAACTAAGTTAGGGAGGGTTAATACCCTAAGTCCTAACTGGCTTGGCTCATGAGCAAGTTGTCCGAGAGGGGCTCGCTCCCAAGTTCCAGTACATCTAAGAGCTTTTGTACCATACGTAGTTCACCGATAAGTCGGTCTACGTTGTCTGTATTATCAGGACTTAGTAACTTACTGTACCGTTGGCTCCTAAGAACCTTCAGGTAAGCAACTATATTCTTTTGTAAGTCGGCATTGGCCGTGAGCCTGAAGGCTTTCTCCAAGCTCACACGCCTACCGTTAAGTGGTGTATCAATCATATTAACTCTGAGGATACGCTTGTTCAGGCTGACTAATCAAAGACATGTCTTCACGAAGCTGTCTCAGACTGTCAATCAAAGCCGCAGGGCTAACACCTTCAGACCGTGCAGTCTCAACCATGTCGGTCATCCACTGACGTTCTTCCTGAGCTTGCTTCTGTTCTTGCTGCTTCTGAACTTCAATCTCCTTGTCAGTGTACACCAAGTTGTCATCAGAAAGATCAAGGGCGTCAGCTATCGAACGAATAATGCTCGGACGCTTGACAGTGCCAAGGTCAACCTGATTGTTAGTGATCTGTGCAAAGTTAATCAGACTCTGTGCTCTGATTTCCTTAGCGATAAGAGACGAAGTACCACGAGCTTGAACAGCATAGTCACCCTTGATATCAGAGTCACTATTGAACTTCATGTTCCAGTGATACATAGCAGAGATGAACGGCTTAGTGATGCCATCGTCAAAGTTCTTGACTTGGTCCTTGATCGTAATGTTTGCAGAACCCATCAACATAGACAAGCCAGAAGCAGTACGACCAGCAGCACCAGAAGGTTCTCCCCACATCTGACGAGGAATAGAAGTAACTTCATCCCCGTAGCTGCGGAAGAGTTCAATCATCCGTTCAAACTCAGTAGTATAACTGGGAAGCTGGAAGACACGGATAGCAGGGTTAGCAGCATCAGCTCCTTCACCTGTACGCATCCATACCTTAAACGGATAGACATCACGAGGATCTTCGTCTTCCGACATAAGGTCAAGGTTTACTTCAATCTGAGGGCCAGCAGAGATAGCAGCGTTGTCCAGCATAGCTCTGAACGCACTGTTGATCAACTCCTGAACATCAGACATGATAGACGGAATGCCTTCCCCAAAGATGGAGGTTTCGTCTTTGTCATAGTAGTAGAAGAAGTAAGGCCACTTAACGCCTTCCATAGGCATGAGAGACGCTTTAATGACGTGGTTACCAAGCACCCAAATGTTTGCAGCCAGCTCTACCTGACCCTGCATACGTTCGGGAATTTCAACACCCACCTGATTCAGATCATCAGCATCTACAAAACCCCAGAACTCAAACACTTCGTACTTCTTAGAGTGAGCAGCGTCAGCAACACCGCTGTCGATCACATCACCCATAGAGGTCAGCTGGTTCTCGAAGTCCTTCTTCTGATAGTCACCTTCAGGATTCTCAGCAACATATGTAGAGATTAAATCTCCATTGAAGTCTGATCTCTTTCCGAGACCGATGACATCGTGCTTATCCATCTTCCGTCGCTGAATGATGTATCTACATTCGGAGGGGCAAGTAGCTTCCATGTCCGGGTAGATATCCCATATGCGGACGTTCTCGATGAAGGGTGTGATGGAGTCATACTCACAGAGTATCCACTTCTCTTTATCTCCATTCTTTTCCTTCTTATAGTACTGACGGTTTTCAGAGATAGAAACAAGAGGTCCTTTAAGAATGCCAGTACCATACAGATTACCAGAATGCATGACATCACGCATAATCTCACGGTACTTCAACTCAGCAAGCTGATCTTCGATGACCTTAGACATCTTACCAGCTTGGTTCTTAGCTTCATCCTGCATAAGAACATAGAGTTCTTCAGGGCTAATCTGCTTACCTTGGTCTTGAGAAACAACTTCAAGGATAGCAGCTTCTTTCTTCTTGCTAAACTGCGGCAGTGGCGTGGGCTCAATGCCCCAGTTCTTCTCTCCGTTCGCAGGGAACAGCAGGTCAGACAGACGACTGTCAACAGTCTTGACCTTAGTTCTCGTCATACGAACAAAAGCTTTACTACGAAGAGGGTCCATACGTTCAAGAACTTCAGGAGAGTAGATACCTTTGTACTGACGAAGGGCGTTCAACCACTTCTCTTCAATAGTCTTACGTGCACTGTCCGATCGATCAAATGCTTCACGAACAAATGCAGCCAGACCTTGGGGCGTTTCAGGCGCACCTTCGGTATCTTCTGCACCGGAATCTTCATCTACCTGCATGTCGTCAGAAACTTCCTTAAGAAAGTCCTGTACGTCTTTGTCTTCGGCAGAGTCGATTACAGTTCCAGAACCGAAAAAATCTTTTTCAGTCATGGTTTTTAGTAGCCTCCAATCTGGCTAGCAGCACGATATTTACGTTGTGTATTAAACAAGAACTTCTTCTCTCGCTTATGCACGTACTCCATCATTGCGTACTGCAAGGCGTCATGAATGTGAGAGAACTCATTCTTGACAGGAGACGCTTTGTAAAGAACACCGTTAACAGTCTTAGACTCAGCGTACTTGTACTCAGACACAAAGCCTTTTCTTAGGGCTATGCACTGAGGACCAAGCTTGAACTTACCCTTCAAACGAAGGAACTGAGCAACGGCTTCAAAGCGAGGAGTCCAGTTGTTTGTCTTAGCTAACTTGACAGGAAGATTACATTCTTTCAGTATCTCCATGCCAGACTTAGCGTCGTTCATTGACCTCTGTGAAGTAGCAGGGTCACACACAACTTTAAAGTTATTTACAATCCAAGGATACTTAGATGTGATCTTAGGCCAGAGATGTTCTTCACAGAACTCTTTAAGCGAACAGTTGTCTGTGCAGATCTCATCAAACACAATAACTGTACCGTCTGGAGCTTGTTGTGTGAAAGCAGCAGAAGGAGTTAATCCTTGGTCCATTCCTATGACAACAGGCACACCACGAAGAGGAAGCACTTCTTCATCAACATGGTGTTCAAGGTCACTGTAATCCTTATAAACAGGCTTACCTCGCTTTACTTCACCATAGTTGTTGAGTACGTTGACGTTGATAAAGTCATCGTCTGCACCCAGACACATAGTTTCGTAGTAGTCCTTGTCAAGGTTGGCGAGGTTCTCTGCTTCAGGATTAGGGACATACTTACCTTCAACCTTAAGCATAGCCGGAGGTTGGCGGTAGAAACTATGTCCTTCTGGTTTGTCTTCCTCTGCAAGGCGATATAACCAGTGTTCGGTACTTACGGCGTTGTAGTCAAGTATGATGAATGGCCTGACTGGACCACCATCTTTCATAGCAGGGTAACGCCTAAAGCGTGTCTTGATAAGCTGGAAAGTACCTTCAGTAAGTTCAGACGCTTCGTTCAAGTGAGCAGAGGTCACTTCCAACGAACGAAGCTTTTCAGCAGATCTATCATCGTCGACAGCGATGAATACGACTTCCATATCTACGGTCGTACCATCAGCTAACGGATACTTAATCTTGCCGACGATGGGGGTAGAATAAGTGATAGTGATCTTGTCTTTAAACCATGACAACCACGTTTTAATGGTGGTTGACTTTAGGGCCGGGTACGTTGCACGGACAACAAGGTGTCTGCTGTGCCTGACTCCATGCTCGTCTGGTTTCTGACGCATAGCATTAAAGAACGCTTGAAAGATACAACCAGAGGACTTGCCAGATCCCACTGGCCCCATCACGAACAGAAAAGGATTAGGGTCATGATGAATCTTTGCAAACGTGGGCAGGACTTGGTAGTTGATTTCCATGACAGTCCTTACGCGGTTTCTTTCACCAGATCCTTAAGTCCCGCAGGAGCAGTTTCTTCGTCAGGGAAAGAGATGTTAACGTTAATAACTTCACCAGCATTCGGATTGAAATCCATAGCTTTCATCTTCGGCTGGTAGTAGCTCAGCAGTTCAGAGGCGATCTTAATCTTCTCTGCGCTGTTAGTCTTAGCAGACCTAGCCAAATGCACAAGTTCCTTGATGGGATCGTACCCAAATTCAAAGCGAAGACGACGAAGAAGTTCGTCTCCCTTGGTACATCCCTTACCATCAGGAACAACTACAGAAGGACTAGGCTTCTTCAGAAGGGGCTTTATAGAGTCTTTCTTCATCAAGGTCACCTAAGTCAGAGCGGTCAAGCAGTGCAGCTATCTTCTCTGCGTACATCTTTAAAAGGAATTGGAAGTCAGCAGAAGTTATGTCTTCGCGGAGCTTGCAGAACTCTACGACAAGGAAGCCAAAGACATCTTGGTCGTCAGATATAAGAGGAGCAAGAGCAAAGGACACAACCTTGTGTGACTTCAACATTGTGTATGTGGACATATCAAACTTACGCAGACGTTCTATGTTCAGGATTACTTTAGGTTCTGTACCAAAAGCAGCGTTAGTAAGATATGAGAAAGCAGACACAGGCAAGTTTAAGAAGTCAGCCTGTGCTGGCTTAAGGCCGGGACGAACAGCCTCGTGTGTGCAGGACATCTTTGCAAAGTCAATACCAGACAAGTTCTGACACCCATTATGGAACTGAATAACTGCAATCCTGTCTGCGTTCAATTCAGCCTTAGCATGTTTAAGCTTGGTAAGGACACGCCTATTCATATCAATGAGCGAAGGAAAATCCGCAGCAAACTTTTTCGTCTTACCAGCAGCTAAACGCCTAACGTAATCAGATAAGGT